ATGTGCGCAAACTATGAACCGATTTCAAAAGACCGAGTACATCTACTTGATTTACTCGAGCCAACCTTCGACTATAAAGCTGATGTTTATCCAGGGTATGATTGTCCTTTAATTTTTTCTAAAGATGGCCATATAGAATGGCGCCAAGTAAAGTTTGGCATGATTCCACCATGGCAACATGATCTAAAGTTCTCAAAGTATACCTACAACGCTAGAACTGAAACTGTAGATAAGAAACCAAGCTTTAGACACGCATGGTCTAAAAGCCAATTCGCACTAATACCAGTCGAAAAGATTTATGAACCAAAGTATGTAGACGGGAAAGCGGAACGTTGGGGAATTTATCGTGAAGATGGCATGCCATTCACTGTGGCTGCCATTTATGAATCTACAATAATTGACGGACAGCAAGTAAGGTCTATGTCAATGCTGACTATTAATGCGGATAACCACCCTTTTATGTCACAATTTCATAAGCCAGAAGATGAAAAAAGATCTATTCTCGTCATCCCAGAAGAGTATCGAGAAAATTGGTTGAACTGTAAAAAAGAAGAGGCATCTCAATTCTTCTTTGAAATGCCTGTCGATGAATTTCAAGCTAAATTTATACCTCGAATTTAAATTTTATCTAACACCTATCAAATCCCAGCGCTGCTCACACCCTTGTAGAACTGGGCAGTAGCTACTTTGTGTAAATTTAACTATTTGTCGAGGATCAAGAATATATGTTTGATTCTCTATAAAAGTCCCACCTTGATAATGCCTATAATCAGCCACTACTCTTTGATCACAATTATTTATCATTGAAGCAGGAACACTATTTAGACTGACAACACAACCCCTCAAATTTGGATTATAGATAGTTTGTGGATTGTTGCTTTGAGTATTAGCTACTGTTTTATGCCTATCTGGAGCAATATAGTCACATACCTTTTCTTTATTTGCAGCTCGGATCTCCGCTTGAGCTTTTCCATTGTGACATTGAGTAATAAGAAGTTTATTTATTGCACCATTACAATTTCCATCTTCTGCATCAATTTTTGCCTTAGACATTAAACATGCCCTGTTGCCGTTTCCAGTCCCTCCTCCTATACCTGCTAGAAGGCAATCATTGCCGCCTACACGAATATATTCGCCCGGGCAATCTGGTACACCTGTATCATGAAAAGACCAATTAACATGCCCCCTCCAATCTGCAAAAACTTGTTGGGTGAATATGCTTACTTGTAGGACAAGCGCGAGTTCAAGTAGTTTTTTATATTTTTTCATGACATTTTCCTTTTTTAATTATGAGCTTAAATTTTAATCTTTTTAAATACATTACATATATATAATCTGACAAATGGTCATAAAATACTCGCTACTCAACGTCAACTTTTGACTTCTATTTGTTTATCCACAGCTTTTTAAATTTGAATTATCGCCATGCTCTAGCATATCATTTGATTTTGTAACGAAATCAAATTAAGGGGAAAGCTATGAGCGATATTGTACCGTCCATCATTGAGATAAAGCACTATCTCAATCAATCTATTGTTTTAGCTGATGTTATCTCAATTAATCTCGTAATCCCCTCCACACAAATGTTAATCCCCTATGCACTAGAAAAAATCAGCGCAGGCTTCCCAAGCCCAGCACAAGATTATGTAGATAAAGCGCTCGATATGAATGAGCACTTAATTAAAAATGAAACTGCAACTTTCATTGTCAAAGTTGCTTCGCTTTCGATGCTCAATGCAGGTATTGATATTGATGATGAGCTCATTGTCGATCGCAGTCTTGATGCAAAACACGGCGATATTGTCGTGGCACTAATCGATAATGATTTTACAGTTAAGCGCTTAATGATTGACGAAACTGGTCAATGGCTAAAAGCAGAAAATCCAGAATATAAAAATATCTATTTGCAGGAAGGCCAAGAATTAATAATTTGGGGTGTTGTCACTCATATTATTAAAATGACAAGAAAAAAGTCATGAAACATGAAAATAAAGTCTTTTTCTTGATTGACGTCAATAACATGTACGTCTCTTGTGAGAGAGTCTTTGACCCGAGTTTAAACAACAAACCTGTGATTGTTCTCAGCAATAATGATGGGTGCGCCGTTGCTCGCAGTAATGAATCAAAAGCTTTAGGCATTAAAATGGGTGTGCCTCTTTTTCAAATTAAAGACGTTGTTCAACAACATAACGTACTCGTACTTTCAAGCAATTACGCAATGTATGCAGAAATGTCGAGACGTTTTCACAAGATTCTGAGCTCGTACGTAACTGCAGAAGAAGTTGAACCGTACTCTATCGATGAGTGTTTTGTTGACTTTTCTGCTTATGAGAAGAACTTTGATTTAGAAAAAGTTGGTCAGCAAATGCGTCAACATATATGGAAATGGCTAGGCTTACCTGTCTGTGTTGGGATTGGCAGGAGCAAAACTGAATCGAAGATTGCAAATCACATTGCTAAAAAGAATCCCGGCTTTAATAGTGTATGCGATCTCGTAAATATGGATCCGTGCAATAAAGAATATTATTTCTCATTAATTGAAGTATCTGAAGTTTGGGGTGTTGGCCGTAAACACTCTAAAAAACTGCAAAGTATGGGAATTAATACAGTCCTTGACCTAGCTTGTTCCGAGCCGCGCGAGATGCAAAAGAAGTTTTCAATTGTGATGGCAAGAACCATTTATGAGCTACAAGGTATCTCATGCATTGAGATTGAACATACTCCCCCATCAAAAAAGCAGATCGTTGCCTCTAGGTCTTTCGGTGGTCGTGTAACTGAACTAACGGATCTAAAAGAAGCTATCTCTATGTACGCGCAAGATGCGTGTAAAAGGCTACGTGATGAAGGGCTTTTGTGCGGATGTATGATTGCTTTTGTGCAGTCAAACCCTTTCGATCCTAATGTGCCATTTTACAATAAATCTATTACAGGCTCTTTTTCAGAACCGACTGACTGCGCAGTGGATTTTGTCAAAGCTGCAACAAGGATGTTGAACGAAATCTATAAAGAAGGAATTAAATACAAGAAATGCGGTGTTGTGCTGACATGTTTAGAGCCAAAGTCTGGTCATACTTATGACCTACTTACAGATTTTGAAATGATAGAAAAGAAGGAACAATTGATGAGAACGCTTGATAACGTGCATACTAAATTCGGTAAGAAAAAGATTGGTGTAGGCCCCTGCTTTATACCGAATCGGAACTGGAGCATGAGCCGCGACAAACTTAGCAGGAATCCTTTTAAGTGGGATGAGTTGTTGACGATTAAAAGCTAAAACAATAATATTACATTTTCAGTACACTTTTTAAAATAGTATGTTCAAACAATTAAAACTACCCTTTAATTTAAGTATTATTGAAGGAATTAGTATAATAGGATTTATAGCTATTGGTTTTTGTATAATTTACAAGGCGGCTTACTATAACACTCTTGGCATACCATGGCTTATTAATTCGCTAAACCCTCAATTAATAATAATATCTTCAATACGTTTTTTATTTTTTTTGACAATCTCCTCATTCTTTGGTTGGATAATTATTCAATTTTTAAGTTCCAAAAAAAATGGACCAGAAATATTCTTTTTGACATTTATATGTATTTTTGCCTTTATTTTATTTATTAAATTCTTAACTAATAATAATAAAATTCCTATCGATATAATTAAAAATTTACCTATTAACACATCTGCCATATTCACTTCATTTGTATCACTTTTTATTGGTGCTTTCTTAAGTTTATCTTACCACAACAATAAATACGCAAATAAAACTTCCCTAGATATAAAAACAAAAAAATATTTTAGCTTTTATTATTCAATTCTTGCAATAGGAACTATAACTATATTTCCTTATTTCATTGGAGTATTTGACGCAATTTCAATTAAAGGAGATCAAGAAAAACAAAACTTTGTAGTATTAAAGGATAGTAATGAAGAATGGTTTATCGTCGAATTAATAGGAGAAAAAGTTATATTAATAAATAACACACTTGACAAAACTAAAATAGTAGAACTAAAAGAAATAAAACACATAAAAAACTTAAGAACATAAATACCAAAAATATATTTTTAGTTAAACTCAAACCCATAATTGCTAGGTGTTATATGAATAAAAGTGCCATTTCCATAAGTATTTTTATTATAGGGTTAATAATACTATTACTACTTATTTGTATTTTTGGAATTTTTTATTTCTACTGGGGAGATTCAAAGGCTATCCAAGATAGCCTTTCAACAACTGGAAGTATCTTTGGTGCTATTGCCACATTAGGGGCAGCGGGAATCGCAGCTTTCCTATTTAATGATTGGCGAGAAGAGCACAATCATACTTTTAAGAGTAGTATTTTATTAGAATATTTAAACCGCTTAGACATATTGGAAGAAATCTCTAACAAATATCTAAGTTCACTTAAGTATCATAGTAAAGTCTATAGTTCTCAATATAAAGCAACGTTTAGTAGTGGTACCAGTGTCGGAGTTTTTATCGAGTTGATTGAATATCATCATGAATTATTTTATGAAGGCGAATTCAACACATGGACTAATGCCAATAAGTTCAGCTTGTTAGATGATTTAGAGTTTAAAGAAGTTTATCAAAATATTATTAGAAACCTTAATATGAGTTTTGATTTAAGATATTCAATAAATAACTTATTGCGAGATAATAAATTAGAAGATATTTCCGAAAATAAAATTCAGAATGAAATCGATTTAGCAATTCAAGAAATAATTGAGGCGTTGGAGCAAATTAAATCAATTCAAAAAAAAGCAATTTTAGAGATAAAAGCAATAAAAAAAAATCTCTAATATTTATCAATTATTTTCTAACTGACATGGCAAAAATATGATCTATAAGTTAACTGTTTGGCAATATCGAATAAGTGTATTTTGTACAGTAATGTTTCTTGTTTTAAGTGTTTTTTGGTTCATTCTAGATTGTGGACGGCTTGAACCATTAGTTGTTCTTTTTGGTGGTGTTGCGGCATTAACAGGTCTGGTATGGCCTGTACCTAATTATGGCAATAGGCGATTAAAAGGACGAGATTCATTTAATTATTCATCAAATAATGGAATTTTTACTATTGGTAAAGATCAACTTACCTTTGCTACACAATGGACTAAAGCAAGTGGTGAAGCAATTCATTTATATAGTGATCAGATCTCCATAGATGCAATCGCCTTAGCAGACAATGTATCTTCTTTTAAGGAAATTAGAAATGCAGAAGCGTTCGATTTCACATCAAGAACAAGAACATTAAAGGAAAATGAGATTGCAGTATTGAAAAATAATAATGGATATTATGCTTTAATTAGGATTGTGGATGTTAAAGATATATCTCGTAGTGATGATAGAGATGAATTAACAATTGAATGGATTATTAATCCTGATAAAAAAACTGATTTTTCTTAAATAAAGCCCTCTTCAAAGGGCTTTCACACAAATACCTACATTCACATTGTTAGTGATCGTATGAGCTGTGCAGCCAGATAAAAGAATGCACAGCAATAAAGTCCTAAACATCGATCGGCACCATGTCTACCGTTTGCCCTGCTAGCTCGTGATGACAATCTGCTAAGAATTGAATCTTTCCATCAATCATAAATAAATGGCACCGGCTTGCTGGGTAATGATCATTAACGAGTAATGAAGGTGTAAATGTTGGCTTTTCAACATCACCATTAAAGTTCCAGATACTACCATTATGATGTGAGTCCTCTTTTACATGAAAAGGATGTAAATACTTACATCCGGGGCACTTAAACATATATATGCCGCTGCTCCAGTATTCTAAATATGGCGTGAGCTCAGTTACTGTTTCTGTCTGACTCATTTACATCACCACTCGATTGGCAATCCAGCCATAGAAAAATTGTTCCTGGCTAGGACTTCTTTCACAAATTTCAATGTAATGTTGGCCTTGCATGATATTAAGAACTCGTACCAGGACTTTCTCGCCTTCTTTCCCGCGTTTTGCCAGATAAGTTTTTAGAGCACCTAAAGTGTTAGAACCATAAATGCCATCAACCTTCAAGTCTGCATACCCAGCTTTACCTTGGTTGTTAAGCAAGTTCAAAGCACGTTGTAAAAGTGGTTTTGCAAAATTGATACCACAGTTCACACCAGTATCTAAAAGTTCTTCAGCTACAGCAGAGCTAATTGTATTCACCTGATCAAATCGTGGAGCTGTCCAGTACTGCTTCTTGTAAATCGCTTTGGCTACTTCAAGCGGCAAATCTTTCATATTGCCCTTATAGCCGTTTTCACGAGCTACTGCTTGAGTAATACCGTATTTGGTTGCACCGCCGCGGTCAGCGGGATTATTTACATAACCACCTTCGCGTTTAATAAGGTCACCAAGATATTGTTCAATGTTCATTTCACTTTCCTTTAGATATAAAAAAACCGCCCGAAGGCGGCATTAAGTTGATTCGTTACTGTAGATTTGAGTCTTCAGATTCTTTCTTCTGTTTATTGGTAGATCCAAAGTAGAAGGCTATCACTGCACTAGATAAACCAAGTAAAGTACCTAGAGACACGTTTAATAAATCACGGTTTTTGTCTGGGTATTCAATAAAGAACAAACCAAGCACACACAAAAAAGACATAGCAATAACCATATATGCCAGATATGTCCGAGTGTTTTCACTATTCATCATCATCACCTTGGATACGTTTCTTAGTTAATTTATATTGCTTCTTTCGAAGCTCATGAATTTCGTTCTTACGCTTTTCATCACGACGTTTAAAATAAAAATTCGTTAGAAAAGTTGCTACCCCAAGCAGAATTGAAAAGGCAACAGCCCAGTCAATTTTTCCGACTACTCCGACCAAGCTACCCCCTAGTGCATAACCGTAAGTGAATTTCGTTGTTGTAGCTGCAGCAGTACTTGCTGCTGCCTCAAACATATTATTTGTGTGACCATTCATGCATGCCTTCCTCCAGATCTTGGGCATAAAAAAACACCCTTGTGGGTGCTGTTATTTCTTCATTTCAATTACACTTAATGTTCTTGAAGTGATCATAAAAGTACTATTGGAACTAACATTCAGTGGAATGTTTACTCCCTCCTGGCGAGCAAAACCCGCTTTAAGTGTGTAGGTAACAGCGCCAACAGTCCTAATATCATCGATAGCAGACACGATAACCGCTGTACCATTAAAATTGACATTAATATTACCTGTTTCAATGTTTGCGCCTAGTGAGCCTCTGCCAATTAAAGATCCGTTCCTATAAATAGAAATATAAAAAGATGCCATAGCCCTGTCATTAGCGGCAATTGGATTACCTCGCCCATCACCTACACTGAAGGCCCCAAAAGAAGGTGTGCAAATATTTACTGAAGCATCAAGTCTAACTTTACCCCCACTTCTATTAAGCGTTACTTGTAGAAGTGTTCCTATATGTTCCTCCCATGCGGACAAGTGATTACTAAAATCATTATTAGGCAAACCTCCGGTTGAGCCTCCAGAAAAAGTATTGATAGTTTTAATATCAATTGCTTTTACACCTATTGGTACAGTTACTGCTTCATCTTTAATCTTTAAAGTATCAATTGCGCCATCTTCAATATTCGCATTTTTGACTTTAATGGTTCCCAAATCGGCACTAATAACACTTAAGTTTTCTGCCCAGATCCGGTTAGCATTGATGTAACCGAAATTACCAGTATCAACATATAGTCCTCGTGGGATAACCGTCCCGTTAGGCAGAGTTAAAGGTGTATTTTGTAATGTCATTAGTGGTTTTGGTGTTACACCATCCACCCCTACAGGCGCACCAAACTGGATAGCATCGTAATTAAAGATGAATGTTGAAGTTGTGCCATCATTCATGGAACCATGACCAGCCAAATGGCCATTCACATCCATTTTTAAATATTGCTGAGCTTTAACACCATCAACGCTCTCGGTAACTTGTTGGATTGAAGAAGTATGCCCTCCAACAGTTGTTTGCAGGTTTGTAATACTTGAAGCTTGTGTAGAGACTTTGCCATCAATTACCGACACTTTTGAGTCAAGCGATGAAAGTGCTGAAGCTTCTGCCTTATTTGCAAGGCCATCACTGATAGTTTTAATATCCTGCGACCACCCCCCCCAAGTAGAGGCACCAGTGCTACGGCGTTCAGCGGTAAGCTTAGAGTCCGTTCCTCGTGCAATCTGAATGATTGGGCCACCAGATGCATCAGTCCAATAAACATATGTTTCAAGGGAAACATATGTGCCCATTCCAGTTAAACCAAGTGTAGAAGCAGATTTGAACTCACGAACAATACGTTTAGGGTAGTTTGCCCAATACCATGACGGCGGTTGGTTCGTAGAGCGAGTGTCAGTAACTTCGATGTCTTTCAGCAGTCCATTAACTGAGCTATTCAGTGATGTAATGCTTGAACCCTGGCTCGTAATCGAGTTTTCTGTTGCTGTTACTCGGTTTGCAAGATTGGTTAAAGCAGTGCTATCCGCTTTACTTGCAAGTGTGCCATTGATACTTGTAATGCTGTTGTTCAGTGAAGTAATTGAATTACCTTGACTAGTAATTTTACCTTCCGCTGACGTTACTCGAGTATCAAGAGAGGATAAAGCGTTAGCTGTAGCCTCATTGGCAGCAATCGCATCAGCATCCTCAATGATGAGGTAATCCAGCTCTGTCATACCCGCTGCACTTGAATAGTTAGCAAGGAATTGAACGCTCAAAAATGCAGTGGCATTCGGCATTTGTCGAGGCGCGGCTAATGTCCAATTTCCTGTTGCAGCTCCTGCCGCACGTCCTTTGACATACACTGTCACTTCTTGCCAGACGTTGTTTGTAGGGCTTTGATTGCTCACAAAGTAGTTTGAAGAACCAAAGTCCGAAGTCACAGAGTTGGTGGAATTTACATGTGAGACGCCATCAGCCGCCAAGGTGCAAACCGCGCAATAGATTGTTCCTGTGCCGCTGAGACGACGGTATCGAGCACGGATGCGGTAAGTTTTACTTGGGTCAAATGGCAGTTTCGCTTTTGATCTTGCGTTTACGTGGTCATTACCCGCATTGTTGCCAAATCGATAGACTTTACCGCCTAGTGCCGAAGTATCGTCAGCTCTCGCAACTTCGCCATTCTTTGACCAGTAAATCCACTCGCTATCAGGATCAACATCAAGCGATGCAGACATGGTGATACCATTCGCTACATTTTTAAGATTCGCTGTGAGGCTAGTGATTGAAGACGTATTTGCTGTGATTTTGCCTTCGGCAGTTGTTACACGACTGTCGAGATCCGAAACAGCAGAAGTATTGGCTTTCGTATTTAAAACGCCATTAATACTTGTGATGCTGTTGTTCAGCGACGTAATACTATTGGTATGAGACGTAATAGTATTACCTTGTTGGGTCACAGTATTTGTGAGGTCAGTGATAGCGGAAGCGTTCGCGTTATTATCTGGAATATAATCGTACGGGCTAGGAATCCACGTATCAGTCGTGAGCACATCACCTTTTACCAGAACGGCCCAATAGACAGTCCCAATAGAGCCTTGAGCTGCACTTGGTCTGTTAATCATGTAAAAGTGAATAACAGGACCAGATACCATTGCGCTGTTTTTAACAAAAGTGACTTTGTTAATAACTTTGCCCGTACCAGTTGTCCCACCGTTAATTGACTGCAAAGTCTGTTGACCGCCACCTGCATATACAGCCAAATATGAAGCTGTATCTGAGCTGTTGCGCTTATGCTCTGCGCACCAAATTAATGTATAGGTAGCGCCAACCTCCCAATCTTCACCGAGTTTGTATACAAGATGCGGGTAAGAGACGCCATCATATGTGCCGACCACATTTGATTTAATTAGAAGGTTTGTTCCGCCTTTACCGCTAACAGCCAATGAATTAGTTAAAGAAGTAATCGAGTTACCTTGTGAACTAATGTTGCCTTCTGCTGTATTAACTCGATTTGACAATGAACTCAGAGCGGATGCATCTGCTTTCTGCGAAAGCGCAGTATTAATGTTGGTAACGCTATTGTTCAAAGTAACAATATTGTTAGATGCAGAAGTAACACGGCCATCGATGTTGGTAACTTTAGAGTCAAGCGTACTTAAAGCAGAAGAGGTTGCTTGCAGGTCACTTGCTAATTTTTTGTTACCTGTAATATTACGAATTTGGATATTCGTTACGTGCCAGAGCTGAGCTGCTGCTTCTGCGGCAGTAGTGCTTACTTGAAGCCAAGGGCGAATATCAACCATACCTGCTGGAACAGTGAAATAACCTTCCACAAATCCCCACGCATTTTTATCCGTGGATTTAATCGCTACTGAGTACCAAGCGTATGTTCCTGCGCTATTCCTTGTGTTAAATCCAAGAACAGCCGAAGCTGCTGCAGAAGTATTTGGTGTCGCAAACCAAGCTGAGACATAGTACATGTCACCGACATTACATTTTACGAATGGCCCGTAATAGACATCACGGTTATTGAGTTTTAATGCTTTTGGCGACGGCGGATTCGGTGCTGCATCCGTTGCATCGACAATTAAGCTAGAAGTCCATCCATTTTTAGGATCGATGAAGTCAGGATTGAGAACGAGATTTGACAAGTCATTATTCGCAAGCGTGTTATTTAGGCTTGTGATTGAGTTGCCTTGGCTTGTGATATTCCCCTCAGTTGCAGTTACTCGGTTTGCTAGATTATTTACAGCCGATGCATCCGCTTTGTTTGTAAGGGAACTATTAATACTTGTGATGCTGTTATTTAAGGATGTAATAGAATTACTGTGAGAAGTAATAGTATTGCCCTGTTGAGTCACGGTATTTGTAAGATTAGTAATGGCTGAGGCATTAGCTGTAATTTCGGTAGAAACATCTAATAATGATGGTTCAATAATCGCTGAAATGCCGCTTGATGCAAGGTCGGCTTCTGCAACTAAACTTGCTGACCAGCCATTAATCCAATCGTCTGGTGGAGTTGTATAACCGATTTCGGCATCAATATTAAACTTAGGATATTGCCAATAAGCACCTGGTGCCTGAGAGGTCAAGATAACAACTACTGTGCCGTTACGAACGCCTAAACGTACACGAGTTGGTAGCGTACCTGAGTTCACTACACCGTGTTGAATAATCGAAGTACCTGTGTACGCATAACCTCCGATATTTAAATTAATATCGGTCTTGCCAGCCAAATAGTTATAACCAGTAAGCGCAAGTCTAAACATCTTACTTGTGAAAGTAATTGGCGTTTGAATTACGATGTTGCCAACGATATTTGCGCCGTTTTGTTGGAAAACCAGCACCCCTCTAAACAACTTAGCTGCACCAGTACCGCCTTGAATCTTAGGCAATGCAGCATTCGCTGTATTGGTAGTCACCGCTAGGTTATTAGTCAAAGAGGTGATTGCGTTGCTTTGATTGGTGATATTGCCTTCGGCTGTAGTCATTCTTGTTGAAAGACCACTTAAAGCAGAGTTGGTTGCAGAAATATTACCCTCAGCAGTGCTCATGCGTGAGCCAAGAGAAGTAATGGAGTTAGTTGCAGTCGTCAAACGCCCATCTACTTCTGTCACTTTGGTATCCAAAGTAGTTAAAGCAGTTGCATTCGCTTGGTTGCCAGCAATGGCTTCCGCATCTTCTAGGATTAAATAATCAAGCTCAACGATACCCGCTTGGTTTTGATAGTTCGCCAAGAACATTGGCGTAATAAAACCAGCTTGTTGCGAGATGGTACGAGGGCTTGCTAATGAACCTGAGCCAGTCGCGGCACCTGTAGAGCGCCCCTTAAAGTAGGCAATCACCTCTTGCCATTGGTCAAACACAGGAGTTTGCGCATTAACGACATAGTTCGATGAACCCATGTCAGCAGCCAATGTATTGCCAGTCGTCACATAGAATGCCTTATCTGGCGTCTTTTGAGACACGCCAATATAGACAGATCCCGTTCCAGAACGTCGGCGATAACGTGCTCGAAGTCGATATGTCTTAGTGGCATCAAATGGAACGAAGTTGTTTGGATGCATCCAAACCATGTCATTGCCAGCGTTATTGCCGAGCTGAATAACACGACCTGCTTGACCATCAGCCTGTGCAATAATTGAATATTCACCCAATGCATTGAACAAAGTCCAATCTGTAAGTGAGTTGCCCGCATTCATTGAAATGCTTGAAGTGGCATTGCTTAAAGTTGAGCTTAGAGAGGTGATGGCATTGGTATTTGACGTTACTTTACCGTCAATGGTCGTTACTTTTGTATCGAGCGTTTGAAGTGCCGATGCATCAGCTTTAGTTAATAAAGCACCTTCTGTAGACGTCATGCGGCTTTCAAGATTTGTTACACGTCCGGCGGTTGCAGTATTTTGATTTGTGGCAGTGTTGAATAGATCGGTCGCTTTTGCTTGTGTCGAAATGATCATTCCACTGGCATCAGCCCCAGCACTCCAAGTTGAAGGAGTTGTATTGGTTCCCACTTGGCGCTCAAGCATCATTCGTTCGATATTGATAACCTGTCCAGCCGCCTTCGCAGTAGGATTACCGATCAACAACATGCAGGCAGACGCACCGCCAGCGGGCACAGTGAATACACAGCTATAGCGAGTTAATGTCGCCGTGATATTAAAGCGTTGACGAACCCCGCTAACGTTATAAAGCTGCCACTCAATTGGATGTGGTGGGGTTCCGCCTACAGTTTTTGCAACAAAACTAAAAACATAGTTGCCTTCAGTGAGCCATTGACAAGGAACCTGACTACCGCCAACGTTAAAATACGTTCCGCTACCGCTCGCTGCAGGCATAGTGAATTGAAAAGCTCGAACATTAACTGTATCAGGCGAATTGATGACATCAAATGCCAAGCCTGAAACCCAGTTAGTTGGTTTTTCGACAGGGTTAGAAATCTCAGGACCTAGCAGGTTCAAACCTTGGTTTGGTAAGCTATTAAAGTTGCTTTGTAATGCGGTAAGTGCAGAGGTATTCGAAGTAACTTTACCGTCGATTGTAGTTACTTTCGAGTCGAGTGACTGTAAGGCACTAGCATCGGCTTTATTATTAAGAGTGCCATTAATACTGGTGACGCTATTATTTAATGAAGTAATAGAATTACTATGAGAAGTAATCGTATTACCTTGCTGCGTAACAGTATTAGTAAGATTAGTGATAGCGGAAGCATTAGCAGTCACATCGGGCAAGTAGTCGTATGAACTCGGAATCCAAGTGTCAGTAGTGATTAAATTGCCTTTGACCAACACAGCCCAATAAACAGTACCGATGGAACCCTGTGCTGCGCTTGGTCGATTAATCATGTAGAAGTTGATAACTTTGGCCACGCCAGAGCTATTCTTAGTAAAGGTGACTTTATTAACAACCTTGCCGTTCGTATTAACTACCGATTGAATCGTTTGGGATCCACCTCCTGCGTACACCGCTAAGTTAGATGACGTATCAGTTGAGTTGCGCTTGTGTTCTGCACACCACAATAGAGTGTATTGAGCTCCAACCTCCCACTCTTCACCCATCTCATAAACATGGTGCGGATATGCAACACCGTTATATGTGCCAACCACATTGGATTTAATGAGAAGGTTCGCTCCACCTTTAGCACTAATAGCTAGAGAGTTAGTCAACGAAGTAATTGAATTACCCTGACTTGTGATATTGCCTTCTGCTGTACTAACACGACTGGTTAAATTGGTAACGGCGCTTGAATCAGCTTTTGAAGCAACAGCATTATTAGTCGCTGCTAAATCATTTTTAAGCGAAACAATTGCCGAACCTTGAGCCGTGATTTGACCTTCTGCAGTAGAAACGCGGTTAGTTAAAGCATTTAAGGCTGTAGAGTCGGCTTTCGTTGAAAGTGTGCCATTGATATTGGTGATACTATTGTTTAGCTGAGTGATGGAATTACCCTGACTGGTAATAATTCCTTCGTCATTTGCAACGCGAGTTGTAAGGTTATTGATAGCCGTTGCACTTGCGTCAAAAGCGTTCTTAATGGCATTTAGGTCGGCAGGACCAGCTACCCAAGTTGAAGCAGGCTTTTCAGAGCCGATTGACTCTTCAAACATCAACATATCAACTAGATATTCACTGGTTGTAGGACCAGATGGGTTACCTACAGCATAAATTGTTGCTCCAATTGCATTTGTAGGAGCTGTGCTAGATTTAAACGAATATCGTTGACCGTTTGTGCCTGGTGAAATATATGAATCGGTTTGACCTTGCGGAAAAACAATACCCCCATTAGTAGTGATATTCCCTGTGTTGGGGTCACGGATAAACCACAAGATATTAAATCTAATCGATGGTATTGCTGTCGAAATTGCTTTGAGCCATACACTAAACATGTATGTTCTACCTGCTTCAATATGCATAGACATTTGAGCAGGTGCTTGTGCTGCTTGCGCGGTACCAAAATAAACATAATGAGCTGAGGTAGTATGTGCAACCTTGTAAGCCTTACCATTGCGTCGCAACAATGAATCAATTAAAGCTACTGTTCGCCCAGCACCGCCTAAAGTTGGCAACTCTTGAGGGTCAGAAAAAGGTGCAACAATATTATTGATGCCTTTGCCGCTACTTAACTCTGATCTAAGTGAAGTAACTGCTGAAGCTGCCGCTGCTGCATTCGTAACTGCGGTATTAGCCGTTTGTTGCGCTGTAGCAGCAGCACTGATTGCATCAGCAGTTTTCCCTTCATTCGTCGTTAGACGTGAATCGAGAGAAGTAATCTTTGATGTATTTGCGCTAGTGTTTGTAGCATTAGTTGTGATTTGCGTTTGTAAACTAGATAAAGTGCCGTTCGTACTCGATTTATAAGTTTCAATGTTGTTTAACAGAGCCGTATCTTCTGACTTGCGCTGAGTTGTTTCAGTCGTTAGTCCATCATTTAAATTAGATATTGCAGCGACGCGTGCAGAGCTTTCATCAGCAATTTTTTGATTCAACTGGTTTGTCGAAGTTGTTAAATCACTTGCAACTTTTGCAGCAGCAGTTTTCGCTTCAGATGCTGCTGTGTTTGCTGTTAATGCTGAAGCAGCGGCTTGATCGGCTGTATTTTTTGCATTTGCCGCAATTGCACTTGCATCATTTGCAACCTGCTGAGCTGAAGAGGCTTGTGCTTGAGCAGTTAAAGCTGCTGTTTGAGCATTCGATGCTGCTGTTTTTGCCTCCGTTGCTGCTGTTTGTGCATTAGTAGCAGCAGTTTGAGCACTACTCGCCGCAGTTTGAGCATTAGTAGCTACTTGTTTTGCTGACTCTGCAACATCAACTGTATTTTCTATTTTTCCTTGTAACTCTTTAGCAAGGTCAGTTTCAGAAATATGTCCAGAGATCAGGTCTAAAACAGCATCTGGGTCGGAAGTTGTGATTCCATTTACCCAATCAGACCACGGTCCCACATTGCCGATACGGTCAATAAGACGGCCACGATAGAATTGTTTTAAATTCGGTTGTAACCCCTGGATTGTGTTGGTTGTGGTCGGGTAAGCAAACAATCCCAATTGTGAAATATTTGTTGATCCATCCGGTGAAACTTCAATTTCAGTATAGGCTGTATCCTTCGCACCGACTGATGGAAACCCCCAGTCTAGTTTCATCCCAAATAAAATACCGGTAGCACGAATAAATGCTAACTTGGGTGGTAATCCTGGTTTGCCTCCAATATCGGTTAATATTGAAGAGACTGGTAAAGATGCGATTTCAAAAGCAGAAATTGCCGTTACTCGAGCTTGATATTTCCCCGAATAAACACCAGGTACTTCGACTGAATTGTTGCCCGTTAAAGGTAATTTAATCCATGATCCGTCATCCTTTCTCCACTCTACAAGATACTTAACTGCACCCTTTGCTTGAGTCCATGACAAGATCATTGTGACGATATTAATACCTTGATCGACACGGTTTTCGCTGGTAATAAGTACGTCTTTAACAGGTTCTTGAGTTGAGGGGTTAATAATTGAAATCGGAGCATCTTCAAAGAATGCACCATTATCAATTTCATCAAATTTTTCTGGATTGTATTGAAGAGCAGTAATACTGAATTGGTGTTTTTCATCTTGTGCTATAGAAATAACACGGAACTTCATTGTCGCTAAATCTTTAGCATCCAAGACCCAAACGTTTTGAACAGCAATAGAGTTTGCATCAAATGGTAATGTTACAGTGACAACACGTCCTGAAATTGACTGAACAATTCTAGTTTGAGCTTTACCACTTTCGCTATTGATAACAAGTCGATCACCAGCTTTGGCAATTACGTCATCACGGTCAAGAGTAATACTTTTAAGGTCTGAAGAGATTTTAGATACACGTCCGCCGTTAGCACGCCCTGCGAACAGTTCATCAGCAACCTCAATAACTCGACCTGGTAAAGGAATGTGTCCATCTAGGCCAACTTTAAAGGAAACTGTACGAGTCTCTTTTTGTTCAGATAGTAAAGCCCATTGTCCGGCACGTTGTGCTTGTCCACGTGAAGTACACCCCCAAGCATCTAAATCTAAAATTCTTACTTGGCCGGCTTCTGCTATTGCTTTTTCATCACGTACAAATTCATATTCAGTTTTATAGTGATTTGCTGGATTATCCCAGGCAACTTTAATTACATTGTGACGATCACGTGCACGTGTACCAGCGTACTCAAAAACCCCTCCGATTACGTTTGCACGGCTATATGTGAAATAAGTATCTTGTGGAATGTCTGCATCACAATTAATGCTATTCCCATCCCAATATGCGATAGCTCTAAAAACACCAGCTAACTTCATTAGAATATTGAAAGCTTCTTCAGCACTTTGCAGATAAACGTTGCAAGTGAATCGAGGCTCTTGGCCACCAAGGCCATCTGATACAGTCTGGTCGCAATATTGAGCTAAACGATACAATGACCATTTATCAATCATTAAAGGAGTTAAGCGACTCCCTAATCCATAACGATCATTTGTACATAGATCGTAATAAATCCATGCCGGGTTATTTGTATAGGCACGTTTAAATGTACCATCCCACATACCCGTATATTGTCGGGTTTCAGCGTTATAATTAGTGGGTACCTGAATTAAGGCACCTTTTAGATCTACCGCAACTTTTGCAACATTACTGAAAGTTTCTGCATCATAACGAAGACCAAGTAATGCAGTGTTTGGATATCTTAATTTCGTGTCGACTACTTCAGTGATAGCCTCAATATACATCTTGTCACTGACATATTCAGATGTAGAATTCGGTGTAATACGGCGAACACGTATTAGCCAACCAGTGTCGGCTTTAGGCAAATCAATTCGATGTGCACGCTCATAGTTAGTAGAAGTTTTATCAGTTATTTTTGTTTTTAAAACTTCTGTCCAAGCACCCCCATCGGTTTGAATATCAATTGCATATTCAATAGTGAGACCACTAACATCACCTGAAGTAGCGTCTTGTTGTCGTAGTGGTCCCCACTTAAAACGAATACGAACTGCATCTAAATCGAGATTATTGAATGCACGAATCCAAGGGGTTCCAGATTTCAACTCAACATCAACTGCAGTTTCACTGTCTACTGATGGAAAACCCTCTATGTAATCTTGATCATTTGTACCCTTTCGAAAATCAACTTTTACATTTGAAAATGACAGATTTCCATTGGCGTCCTGCAACGGGGTTTCTTCAAGAAGAATTGATTGATTTCCATTAGCTAACCCTTCAATTTCCCCTTCTGCAAGGCCATATAAAATATTAATGTAGGTTTTTGATTGAGCTGAATCCGGAGCAATTACAGGCTGCCGTGCTTTGTCTTTACCCTTTTTCGCGCCTTTTACAATCGCCATATCAAATCTCGCGCAATAAAAAAGGCGCTTTAAGCGCCTTGAAATACATTTAACTCTCTACAACTGGTCTTCTGGATATTGACCAGCACTTACAATAAATCCGCCTACTTCCCGTCGCCCATATAAAACTGGAACAGGATTACCCTGGGCAATTGTTGTTACTGCACCACCGAAACCTTGGTTCGCTTTATTGCCATCTTGGTTTTGATCTTGTGTATTATCGACTTTTGGCATCAGCATCATTGCAATACCGCCTACCATCATCCCAATACCAGCACCAATCAATCCCTGTGCTACAACTGCGCCAACACCAGTCCACCCAGCAAACACTCCAACAATTACCCCCACAACAACCAATACAGCCCCAAGAATGGTTTGTAGCCCTCCACCACCTCCGGCACCGACTACACGAGGTACGACATGAATAACTTCAGCTTCTGTATTCATATCGAGTTGATCTTCACCAATATTGTCGCCGGTGATTAAGCGCTTAGTTTCATGGTCGTAAACTGATGGGCTTTTTTTACCGCGCTTATTGCTTGAGTTTTTTCTTTTTAGGAAGACAGCGAATTGCAAACCCTGCTCATGAGCATGCAGCATAAACTTCTCAAACCCTGCAATTTGAACTGATAAAGCTCGCATAGCTTCACGGGTATTGGCCACATCGAGTTTAAATTCACGCCCAAATTTTTGACCCAGTACGCCGTATAATTTAATGGTTTTTAACATCTCGGTGCCTCAAGATTTTTACAGTACGCTCATGCCATTGTTTACCGTAAATTTCTCGCACTGATTTACGGTTATATGGATGATGAAGAATTAGAGATGACCCGATGCAGTTTTCCGTTTGTTCTGACTTCAATTTTCCATTATCACCAAGCCAGATAAGAGCATGATTAGGGTGCTCAGTACGCCCTACTCGGCAAACTAACATGTCACCATATTGAGGGGTATCTACTTCATAGAACCCAGCTTTTTCATAGTTCTCCAGATAAAGAGATGGATGTGATTTATCTTCCCACCATGCATCAGCACGTTGAAAATCCATGAGCTCTACACCCAATTCACGGCTATAAAAATCGCGGATAAGAGCATAGCAATCTTGCCAGCCATGGTAATAATTACGCCCAACTAAAGGGGCACGGTAACCACAAGGTTCATATATTTGAAAATCCAGATCCGGATAAGAACAAATGACCCAAGGTTTTTTATGTAATTCAATCTGAATTAAATCAAGGTCAGTTGCTCGAGTAGTTCCGTCGGGATGGGAATGTACATAAGCTATGATTTCACCTTGATCTTCGGCAATGGTTAAATCTTCCGGGTGAATTTCAAACTCATCAGCTTTATCTGAAATATTACGACAACGAATATATTCTTTACCTACGATCACTCCACAACATTCCTGTGGATAGCAATCATCCGCATGGGACATGATTGCTTTTTTAATCTTTGCTGTTAGTTTCATGAGTCCTCACATTAGACTTGAAGCCGGGAAGCCACCAAAAGGTAATGGTTTGTTTTCGCCGAAACGTAAACGGCAGGATCGGAGCCTTCCACCGCATCGATCTAAAGCCGGGTCATCAGTTGGTTCATCTTTATCTGTGAACATTGCAGCGCCTGTATATCCACATTCTTCCCCGCGATAGTTCCCCATAGTGCACCAATGGCACAATGAGGTGATTTGACGAACAGGAATTCTCAGACCTTCAAAATCAATAGGATTTGAAAGTTCAAATGTTACCTGCTGGGCATTTTCAGAAGTTTTTTGCTCGATATACCAGATCTGGTCTTTTGCTTCATTTGAAGCTGTCGGGTTTCCCTCAGGAAAGTTCTTGGCATCAAGATATTTTGATAGGGTGGTAATGACTTTAAGTTTTGCCCCAACAAAATCTTTACATTGGAGACAGTAAGCTGAGATTGCTCCTTGGATCCCGCCGATATTGTTTGCGATCGTTAGAGTTGGTGCTGAAGCTTTACCGTCAGATCTCATTTCTAGGCCAGAGACTTCCAAGCTAATAGCTTCAAACTCCTCACCCTGCCAAAAAATACTATTTGCTTGTTGATGGCCATGAAAACGTAAAATGCCAACCCCATAGGGGCTAGCATCTAGTTCAAATAGGCGAATGAGTCCACCTGGTTCGAGTTTTTGAAAATCACTCTGTAAAGTCATAGATACTCCTTAAGCTTGAGCTGGAGCTTCCGCGACTGGAGTGTATTCAACGCTAATTTTTTTCGTAGCTAAATCATATTTCATATTTAATGAATTAACTGTAACGCCATATAAATACCCGGCATTTTGAATTGCCTGCATTGCCCATCGAGTAATATCAGCATCCAGTAAAGTCATGCTTCCATTTGTACCGCCACCAGGTGTAACTACAATGCCCACTGAATTAGAGGGCTTATCATAATTAATAGCTAATGTTTCAATTTTACCTGCAGGTAAATCGTTGCCAAAACTGCGAGCATCAAATAATTGAGTACGCAATTCACCAACAAAAAAAGCTTCGGCAAGATCTAGTGTTTTAACAGCCATGGTTCTGCTCCTATAAGCAAAAAAAAAGCTCCTATTAGGAGCTGTTTAGTAAAAATATTAAGGTTGGAAAACTTGAGTAAAAGTGGTTGATATGCGCCAGACATCGCCGCCCAAACAGGTATGTTGATAATCACCTGCTTTTACACGCACTTGCCCATCTAACGGCGAATCCCATAAAAAGGAATTAGCGCCTTTGTGGGCATCAAAAAAAGCTTTAATTTGGAAAATTTCAGCTTTATACGCTGTCCGCTGGTAAGTCCATTCACAAGATTTATTGTTAATACCAACGGATGTTGTTTGCTCATAACCATCACCAAATTTAGTTGATAGCGTATTAAAGCGTTGAGTCTGATTATTACTTTCCAGGTCACATTCAAAAGTAAATTTAAGATCACTCATAAATTTTTCTCACAAAAAAAGCCCGCGTTAAGCGAGCTTTTAATAGCCATATCTAAAGTATGACCAGATTAATAAAACTATACCGCAATTAACGGAAAAGTGGAAACATCATTCTGATCCCTTGAAATCATTAACATGCATGCTGAATTGTCGATTCACATGGCGAACGATATCCGAATCATCACTATGACCTTCATTTTTAAGATTTTGAATGTAAGTGTTTTTTGATTCTTCAGTAAATTTCAAGTAATCATCAAGATCAATAATTTCTTTTTGTGCCAAATAAGACACTAGGTTTCCAACTAATGAGTTAATCACCTCATCACCATCAAAACCAAGTTGAATAAGCTTATCAATCCAAGCAAGTTTATCTTTACTATTTTCTTGACTCATCTTTTCCTCTAAATAAAAAGCATAATAAGTATAAATAAGTTATCAGGTTAAACTGGTCTCATCTACCGTGAACCTCTGACAATTTTATACAATACCCCACCTTGCATACTCTCTCGTCTAGCCCAGCTGTTCATCATACTGTTAAGACTTTGAGCAATTTCCTTCTGCCCTTGCGTATCAACTTGGGCAGAACCATCATTTGTAAAAGTAATGGTTTGACTGATACTAATATCACCAGAAGGTTTGGTATTAGTATTATTGGAGTTAATCGCATCAAACTGTCTAGTCTCCCTTCTCGTAGCAATCGCATCAGATTGATTATTAGAAACGTACCCACCGTTAGCATAACCGCTTGGTGAACTTGTCCGCATTGATTCAACTACGCCAACACCACCCCATCTTTTAATGTCCTCTTGCGACCATACAACTTCGCCCTTATGTACTACTCCAGCTGGAGTATGTTTAAGCCCATTTCCTGTATAGCCGCCATCTGAGAATCCAGCGATAGTTTGTGCTGCAATTAGGCCAACATTAGCCATACCAAGCCCAAGAGCAATAGGAGCCATAGTCATATTTAATGGATAAGGTGCATTGGCTAATACATTACTGTAGGCTTGATATGCTTGAATCGTTGCAGTTCCCATTGCCATGGCTTGTTGTACTAAAAACATAGCCTTATAAGCAGCTGATTGTTCACCAGCAGACTCTTTTACCATTGCTGTCATATTTCCCCATACGCTTGACGCTTGGGATAATAGTTGCCCATAAATTTCTATTTCTGTCTGCCGAGATGACTTTTGAAGCTCTTGTTCCATCAAAGTGTATTTTTCATTAATAGCAAACTTTTGCTGACGGAAAAGTTCTTCAGCATCTAACAAAGCTTGAAAACGCTTCTCTTCATCCACAATAGTTTTATCTTCAGAGATTGATTTAGCAGTAGAAGAATAAGATTCATTTGCCTTCTGCATATCATCGCTATATTGATTTTGTAAGTTCCATGAATCAAGTTGGTCGGGTGTGAGGGTCTTCTTAGCTTTTAAATTTAAAACATCGGCTTGAGCGATAGATGCCTGGTCATACATCGCTTTTTGATATTCTTCGAGCTTTTGCTTTTGAAGTTTGCGATATTCAGCAATTTCATAATCAAACATGGCTGTTACAGCCTTGCTACGAATTTCTTTTTCAGTATCAGAATATTCTTTTGATGCCTTAATTTGCAGCAATTTAGTTTGCTTTTGCATCTCAAGTTTCTGAACTTCATTCAACTTATATTCATTAAGTTCATATTCTAGTTGCTGGGCGTTGAGTTGTTTCTGAGCATTAAAATGATCAACTTCTTTTGCAGTTAAACTTTTTAATTCTTCACCCTTAAAATGCAGTTTTAAGTCACTAAGAGTTTTTAAGTGCTCTTTTTCAGCAAGTGTATCTTTATCAAGATACTGATTTCTTAAGTTCTCAGCTTCTTCCTGAGTTTTCAGGAACTGATTGAGATATGAATCAAAATCTTTCTCAGACACGCCAGCCATGTCGAATCCATTATTGCCAGCAACATATCCTTTAACGTTTTTGACATATTGACGATTTACTGGACCAATATTAGTACCTTTTTCAACATTCCCCTCCCCAGCGTGATAGGCAGAAATTGCCTTATCCCAATTGCCAAATTTCTTGAAGAGGAAGTTTAAATATTTGGCAGCTGCTTCAGCTGCTTTGCCAGTATCAAAAACCTCCTTACCAACTAGACCCCAGCGCTTAGCTGTATCGTCCAGCATTTGAAACCCGCCCTTAGCTGTTCCATATTCTGTTTGTGGGCCAATTGCACTTGCTTTCCCCTTACTTTCTTGCATATTAATCGCAGAAAGTAGACCTGGTAAAAGTTCATATTTAGATTCAAGATTTGAAAAATTATATTTAGAAGCATTGGCTTTTACCTGAGCGTTCACAGCCATAACTTTTTGCTGATTTTTTAACTCTTTATTTTGTTCACGAATAGACTCTGTTCTTGCATCCGTTTGCGCTTTGATTGATTCTTCAGATTTCCAAATCGCTTTTTGAAGATTAATAGTCTCTAGATCAGCCGCTTTTAAACCCTTAGCAATTGAATCTTTATAGATTTTTAGAAGATCATTTGCTTGAGCTTCAGTAAATCCTCGCTGCATAACCTTTTCAACAAATTTTGTATCGAACAATTTGTCTTCATACATTTTTCTTAGTGACTTCTGAGCTTCATCAGCTGCCTCTTTTGTATTCTTGATAGCATCAGCATGTTTTTGTTGTTCAATAGCGGCGTTTTGAGCCTTGTTACCCGTCAATTCAACTTCTTTACCGAAAAGCTTAATGGCCGTTTTTGTTTTATCGGCTTTATCATATGCTTCCTTGTATTTCTCAATTTGCTCCTCGAGCGCCTTTCTAAGTGTCGGAGGTAACTTTTCTTTCGCCAGTTGTTGCAGGGCCTCTTTATAGCTAATGGTTCCTAAACGAGCCTCATTTGATATGCGTGTAACTTCGACATTGCCTTGCGCATAGTTTTGGATATCAATTAGGGCTGAGCCTACACCGTATTCCATTTTTTTAAGCTCATCATTCTGAGCTTTAAAAGCTGTAGTTAAATCATCAATCGCTTTCGTTCTGGCCTGTCCCTGTAAATTTTTTAGTTCTGTTGCAGATCTATTTGCGACGTCCGCTTGCTCCTCGAGCTTCTTATTTGCCTCTTCTGCTTTGTCCTTAAAATAAACATAGGTAGCGGATAATGCTGTTACACCCAATGCAAGTGCACCGATTGGGCCACCTACTAATCCCAATGCTCCTGAACCTAATTTTCCTAAAGTTGATAATGCTGTAACTTTCGTGGCATTGGCTTTAGTTTGTGCTGCAGCAAGCGCCGTTTCAGCTGCAGCTAATTCACGTGTAACTTGGGCTTCAACTTTCTTCAATTCAGCCATTCGTGTAATTGATTGAGTACGGCCAACGGCATTCATTTGTGCTTTGAGTCTTTCGACTTCTAATGCTTTTTCAGCTGCTAAAACTTGCAATGTTGCTTGAGAGCTTGCAACTTGTGCTTGTGCAGTTTTAACTGCCGCTGAAGCCTCTAAAGCATCAGCTACAGCTTTATCTCTACTAGCCTTAACATTTGCAGTAGTAGCGGCGACATCTGCATAAACAGCAACACTCTTCGTAGCTATTGCTTTAGTTACATATCCAATCCCTAGAACCATTGCACCATTTGAAATTAATTCTAAATTAGAGGCTAATAGTTGTACTGAGTCAGCTAATACTTGAGCTGCTCCACTTCCTTTACCTGACTCACCTACAAACTTTGTAATTTCATTATTTAAAAGGGTGAGAGATTGGCCAATAGTAATATCCGTTTTTGCAAATAGAGCATCAACATCATCTTGAACATTTTTAAGTGCTTTAACGATTTCCTTAGAGGTGATCTTTCCTTCGGCCGCTACTGATCGTAATTGACCTACGGTGATACCCATACCCTGTGCGATTGCTTTAGCTAAAGCAGGTGTTTGTTCCATTACAGAGTTAAGTTCTTCACCACGAAGAGTTCCACTTGCCAAAGCTTGACCAAACTGTACAAGAGCCGCATCGGCAGCTGCTGCACTTGCACCACTAATAGCAACGGCTTTTGATACTGTCTCAGTTAAACGGGCAGTTTCATCCATGTTTAAATTAAGTGTCTTGGCATTGTCGCTAAATCGTTGATACACCTGTAAAACAGAATCCCAAGCTGAATATGTTTTTTGTGCAATTCTGAATGTATCTTCAGTTGCTTTATTAAGTTCAATTTGATTTGTAGTAACTAATTTAAGTCGGTTTTGTAATCCCGTATAAGTATCCATTTTTGAGACGGCAGTACCAATGGTCACAAGACCAGCCATATGCCCAGCTAAAGCACGTGTTGCAACTGAAACACTATCCATAGACTTTGATGCGAAATCACCTTTCTTTTCTATGCTGTCTAGTTCATTGCCTAGATTTCTTGCGTTTCGTTCCGCATTTCTTGAATCAATAGTAATGACTAAACGTGATTCTTGAGTCATCTTTAACTTTCCTCTAGGCAATAAAAAACCCACTCAGTGAGTGGGTTCTTGAATTAAGTAATACTTACGGTGCGTTCAAATTTTGTTGACTAATGTCTACCAGCTTTCATTAGCCTTAGTCGATGTAATTGCTGACTTGTATTGGTCAATTACATTATTAAGTTTTACAGCAATTTTCTGTTGATGCTGAAGAATTGTGATAGGGACCTCTTTCCCTAGGTTGTTCACACCACCTTGAACATAAGTCAGATTTGTTCTAGTTACATCATTAATCGTTACTCTTGCTTTACTATCTTTAGTATCAATTTTGATTGTAAAGTTAACTCTATCATTACCAAAAGCACCACAATCTATAAATCCATCACAAGGGTACTGTATATTCCCTTTCCCAATAATAGAACCTGTGCTTTTGTCAGCATACTGAATGACATTATTTGCAGATTTGAAAGATTGAGCGATCCATATCTTTGAATCTTCAAATATCTGATCTTTCGATTTATTTGGAACTTCTATTACTTGTGATATCTCTGGCATTGCCTGCTGTGTAGGAGTCATTGGTGTCATACACCCTGCTAATCCTAAACTTAATACCCCTACTGCTAAGAACTTCTGCATAATTTCACCGTTTCTTGTAAAGTCCATCATTTTTAATGGATAAAATTTAACAGGTGGGAAATAAAAAAGCCACTCGATTGAGTGGCTTCTCTATTTTAAGCATGTAGCAGCTTTTCAGCACCAGCAGCCAAAAATGCAGATCGGGTTTTATACTGCTTATCTTTACCCACACTATCATCAATCTTACGAATCAAACGACTAGGCAAAGATACGTTGATTTTTTCAGGGGTTCCAAGATAACGACCTAAATCAACCTCAGTTACGAACCAAACCATTCCATCATATTCAGGAAGATCCATAAATTTTCTTACAGATGAAGCTAAAGGAATCTCTTCACCATCTTCAGCAAGAATCTCTAAATGCCCTGCAATCGCTTCTTTAATATTATCGAGAGCTTCTTCGAGGGTATCACCGGCGCTGTGGCAACCGGGAATATCAGGAACGATGACACCGAATGCCTCGGTATCTGATCCCATTTCAATTGCAATCGGATATAACATCTCATGTACTCCAAGCCGTAGGCCCTTACCAAATCGCCCTATGCGTTTTGTTTTTTAGATTGATAATCCTAAAGTCGGAAAACAGCAGGTCAATGAAGACCTGCTTGTTTCAAAATGCTTTTAACAGTTCCGCTTGGTAAATCCTTTTTAGGATGTGGAACTGTAACCAGTCCCTTCTTAGTAGGGTGTTTGAAGTGATGATGACTTCCTGTAACCCTAACTTGATACCAACCGTCTGCTTCAATCATTTTGATTAAATCCAGACTTTTCACACTACCACCTTGTTAACTTGATGAGACAATTATAACCCTAGAGTTATTTTAAGTAAATAACTCTAGAGTTATTTTTTAATAGGCTGCTTCATTTTTTTGTGAGAATCATCCAGAAAAATATTATCCATCACAAAAATACAGTCGTTAAAAATATCTCTATCGACTGGCAGTTCATAATGATCACAATATGCAGATATGGATGAAATATCCAAAGCTAGAGGAATGCCTTGCTCATAACGTCTTGAGCGCGAAATAACGTTATACGCCGATAAAATTGCATGTGAGGTAAATGAATATTCAGGCTTCTGAAATTCTTCTGGTTTCTTCAAATTTAAGGCTTGGGCGATTGCCGTTTGCTTCTGGTTGTAGTCGCTCGCTTCTTGTTCTGAGTTGAACTTTGACCAGTTGTAGAGCTTGAGGACTTTCCCACCACTTCATCCTTGTAAGAATCCGCCTCTTTTTGGATAGTTTCGGCTTCTTGTCTGATATAAAGCCATATTGAAACACCAATATCCCCCATATTTAAAAGCTTAGTTGCATTCTCGGGTGAATATTCTGGCTCTGTTACGACAATCTCTTTTTCGGCATTCTCCTCCTCAAAAACGACACCTTTCCAGTCCTCAATTAGGTGACATGCAGCTGCTTCTAAAAGTAGCTCATGATAAAGCTTATCTTCTTTTGAAGCCTTACTGACATCATAACCTTTAGAGGTGATTTGGTTATTTGCTCGTTCAAGGGCCACCTGATATGGCTTATATGAGATACCACGAATTTTAAATTCAGCTAATACATTTCCTTCCTTATCAACATATTCCCGCCATTTACTAACTGTTTTACTAGTCTGAATGCTTACTTTTAAAGCCATGTTTAACTCCAAAAAAAGCAGCCATAAAGGCTGCTATCAGATTAATTAGGGCGCAGGAACAACTGCTGGTGTACGGGTAATCGTTGGGGCAATTTCCACAACTTTATATTCAAAAGAAGCATTTAAAAGATCTGCAGTACCACCACTAGGTAACGGAGCGGTAATTTCCGCTTTAGGGATAAAGATTTCATATTTATTTCCATCTACATCAGTGATTGGAACTTTTAAAGAAATCGTTTTATTAGTGAATTGCTTTTCATACATATCAGATGTGTTACGTGACCAAGCTGCCGTAAATGAACCTGTACCATTGGCAAGCATTTCTAAAATTGCACGTGCATTGATCCCACCGCCCAAGCAGCGTTGGAGTTGCATCGTATTATCCCAATTAAATGTAAAAGCTGTCAGGCATGAAATTCCCGCTTGAGAAACGCCGTCAATCAAAATATCTCCTACAGAGACATTCGATAATTTAGGGCTATTATCAGCAGCCGTAATTGTTCCAGTTGGAGCAGTAGAAAAGTTTGTGCGACCAAGGGCCATTAGGCCGAAGGTCATTGTAATTAATCCAGCCTCAGGAATATCAATTCCAAAAGTATTTACATGGCACCCACGGAAAACATGGTAGTCATTTACATCGTCAAAGCCGCGTAAAACAGAGAAGGTTTGGCGAAGAGTTCCACCAAAAGTTAAAACATTAGATGACCAGTTGTTAAAAGCTGCTGCGGCCATCAGGTCTTGAACTAAAGGGCTATATTTTGCTTCGCATTTTAATTCACCGGCATACTCTGCACCAGTAATCATTGACGCACGTGCAATACGTCCACTGGTAATTGAATTTGAGTCTTCCTTTGTTACTGTTGCATCTAAGCCATTTTCAGTAAATTCAAAGGTAGTACGTGCAAAAGGTGAAGGCGTTGTACCAATCGTTGTTTCTTTTGCAATTTGTGTTATCTGACGTGCACCACTCGACATGGCTTTATACTCCTAACGTTAGGCATAAAAAAAGCCACCCGAAGGTGGCCACAAAATTAGGGACGTAAAAAAACCGCCAAACGGCGGTAATTTCTTTAAAATTTTAGATCAATCATCTAATTCAACGCTTACTCCAGTGACAATATTGTGCTTTGTTCCACCAAGACTATGAACATTGGCCAAACGGATGTTTACATCAGAAACACATAACTTGTTATCCACTTGCCATTTATCTAGTACCGTACCCATTACAGCTTCCAAGTGTCGTTCAAGCTCTTGCCGTTTAATTTCAATTTCTTCTAGAGTCAGCATGCATGACATATCAATTCACCGTATATCCAATTGTCACATTGTACTGCACAAAATCAGCGTCTTTCCCCGTATCTATTGATTGACCTTGCCAGCATTTCAAAGCCTGAATACTGAAGTATTCAAAATGAGTAAGCAAAGCGTCACTTAGCATTGTTATTTCTTGGTCTCCAGTATTAGGCCGTGCAAAACACTGAATTAAGATATTGCCAGTACGGCGGGTGCAAGGTGAATCAGCAAGGCCAGCAATAAAACTAGATCCGCCTTTAATGGTTAATCGGCACCACAAGCCTTTTGTTGGTGCTGTAAAGCCTGGAGCGTTTGGATATTGGATTCTATCTTGAGAAATTCCTGTAAAGCTCATCATACGGTCCACGATAGCTTGCCTAGCTTGCTCTAAAGTCATTGTCATCTTAACCACCATACTTTTGAGTAATATAAGTGAATGTAGTGCTGTAAATACCTAGTGGTGCTTGATCTGACCAGCCATCTTCCAAACGTTCTGCGTAGGCTTTGTTGTTTTGGATATAAACTAAGTTTCCAAGCTTAAACTTAATGGCTTGAATTGCTGCATCCTGAACGGCGTTTGTTTCAGGTCCACGTACACCATAATCAGCAGATCCAATCGAGACAACGTGTGAAGCTCGGTAAGCTCCAGTATCAACGGGGCTTGAGACAACCAATGATTGCACTGTATCCATGGTAATTTTCTTTACCTGGTCTTCAGCATTTTTTACGACATCTAAACTAAAACTTGTCGGCTTTTTCCCCTTCCATCCCATCATTTACCTCGCTTTCTTCATACATTTTAAAAAGATCTTGTGCGATCGATTGAATTGAATATGCTTCAAACTCTGAACTAGGCTCTTTTTCTCCCATGAGCTTTTTAACTTTCTGCCAAACATGCACAGCTTCGTGCAAAAGCAAGCCATAGATCTCTATCAATTTTCTTTCTGAGGTATCGCCCAACTGAACAACTGCATACGCGCCGTCAGAATAGTAATTGACTTGAGCCGCTGCTCCTTCATTAGATAAGAACGGATCGACCTTATTCATGTCTTCGAATAACAGATCCATGTGAAGCTGATTTCGAGCAAGCGTGTATTGAACATGTTGGAATGGTGAGATATACCACTCGGGTACATAATCAGTATTAATCATGACTAAACCTATCAACTTGGCAAAGATGTTTCAGTGGCCTCTCTACCATCAAACGAGTTATGAACAAAAACGCCGTCCACAATTTTAGGATGGCATTCACAATGAAAGAATGTGTGTGGTTTTAAATCGTCCTCAGGTACCACCTGAACACTTTCATGAAATTTATATGCAACCCAAGACATTATTACACTCTCCTCAACTGACACTTCCAAATAGTCGCTGCTGGATCTTGTTGAATATGCATAACACGATAAGTACCTTGCGCCGTCACCCACTCATCATCAATTTTCGGCACCATGATCACTTCATTTTGCAGTACAGTTGCCTTTTTATCTGTGGCTAGTACTCCAAGGGTTTGAACCTGATATTGGTTGTAAGAGCCAAACAAAACGCCACGACCATTGTATTGATCAACAATATTTTCAGATGTATTCGTTTTTGGGTTCCAGCTTGTGCTAACAATTCTTTCACACGTAAAAGCATGAACGGCGTCAGCTAGATCCTCATCAAATGCTTCGGCAATTTCAGCCTGAAGTTCATCTCTTAAACCCATTAGATTCTCCGAATATAGATCACTGATCGCCGTTTGCAGTATGGTTTGATCAAATCAAGAATGTATTGCTCAGTCGCATTAAGCTTTACAGATCCGTCTTGATACTCTTTTTCAGACTCAACCTCAGCCTTCACTCTTTTGCGCTTTAATGCCTGTTCTTGGCCTTGATAAAGCTCACCCTTCATAATGCCTTTTATGACTTCGTATGACGCCGTTTTGAGGGCTTTAGGGACGGTTGTTATATCTTCATAAGGCTTAACATTACGCGCCAACAAATAAGCTTCTGACTTTTCAAGATAGTCAGCTTTATCACCGTCAGATAAAGCAGCAAAGCCAGCTACACGTTCAATTGCTTCTTGTTCAGTGATAAAGCTCATGGATTATTCCTTCGGATCTTGTGGAATCAATGCAATCAATTCTGGCTTTAATGCAGACTGTTTGAACTCGATACCCTTATCGGTTAAATAAGCCTTTATTTGGTCGACCTTCCAATTTTCATAATCACCTGGTGTTGGGCCATCTAATGGATCAGGTGTACCTTTGCCTGCTTCTAATTCAGCAATACGTGCTTTCATAGCAGGAATATCATTTTTGAATGATGCCAACTCACCTTTCGCCGTTGCGATTTGCTCATCGACAAGCATTGCAGATTTTTCCGCCACTTCTTCTGCAAGCTCACCCTCTAAACGAGAATTTTCTGCCTCAAGTCGGGTCTTTTCTGCTTCAACTACTTCAAGCTTTTTTAGAGCATCGGTTAAGCGTTCTTGCAATTTTGAATCGCTATTTGAGCCCACATCAGCAGCTTCCTCTTCAAGAGGTATTGCTAAACGGCCATAAGCTTGCTTAATGATTTCAGCATCAGGAAAATCATCATCAACTTCTACTGCAGTAGCGTTCCCGATCACTCCAATAAAGTCGTTTCGATAGCAAACACTTGGGTCACGAATCAATGGGATATTATTTGTGTAAATTACTTTCATTTCTTCTCTCCAAAACAAAGGCGGCTTACGCCGCCATGTTTATTAAGGGGTTGCTGTACCTGAAATTACGGCACTAAATGGAACATTTTTACGATCAAACACTCGTTCCCAATTACCAGCAGTTGCATAGCCTGCAATTTTTGGCGAAGCGTTTGGATCTACAGAACCTTTCCATGAGAAACCAGCTGGATGAAGAATGAATGTTTTACGTTCCCATAAAATTTCTGCACCACCACCATTACCGCCTGATGGTAGACGCTCAAGTTCTACTGGAGTAGTTGGAGTTCCCTCTCCATAACCAAATGCACCATTACCAAAAATGAGAGAAATATAACGGCCATTACCGTAAACCAAACCATCATCCATGAAGATCGGCTTACCAAGATAAGTGGCAAGAATGATCTGACCATTACTGTCACGTAAATACTCGATCATGTCTTGCTTAACCATTTGGTTCATTACTACTGAATGAACCCCCATCGCTGTAAATTGGTCAGCAGTGTCACCTGCTGTAAATGCAGCGTCTTGGAATGCATTAGCCGATACAGTTGCGCCTGCATCGATCACCATATCGCCATTGTTATTGGCAATATTGGAAGCAATAACACCGCGTGCAGCTCCCAATAAATAGCGCTGCCACTGGCGCTCCCAGTATTTACCAAAGCGGTTACGAATATGCTGCATTGGCTCACTATTTGCCAATTCAGTAGAAAGGTCGGCAGTTCCATAACCTTTGTTTAAATAAAGTGTACGGGCCTGCATAGAGCCTTGTGTAGCCTTACCGACCGCACCTTTATCATCAGGATTGTCAGTTGACGCATTCGCTTCTTCGTCTGCATCAAGATCATTCCAGTACGAAATCGTTGATGAGCCTTGGCCATTATTAGCAATGTCAGTTAAAGCTTCATTTTTTACAACAATTCCTGATTGGAATACTGCGGTTTTTTCAGGTGAATTTACTGGGTCCAAAGTCTGGTAGTAGTCACCAACGAAAATATCTTGTAATTGAACAGATGGCATAATTAGTTACCTTTAGTTTTCAATAATTGCTGGAATGCTGCTGGGTTTTCACGAGCTAGACTCGCTCGCTCAGCTTCTGAATAGTCCGACCATTTTTTAATTGAAGCGCCTGAACCTGGTGCGCCCATACCACTTGCTTTAGGCCAGTAGTACGGCTTTTGTTCACGTAGAGATTCAACCCACTCTTTTGGCGATAATGCTGTTTGGCCATCTTTACCAATGATCACTTCGCCGTTTTCATCAACAGCGACCGCTTTGCCGTTTTCATCTAATGCAAATTTTGTTTTAGCTAAAAACGCAATGTCGCCTGTAGCTTCAGGTAATGCTTCAAGCTCTACAGCTGCTTGAATGATTTGCCCTTGGATTACAGAATCTTTGAACTTGTTTGCATAAGCTTCTGCTTTGTCAGCACGGTCTTTTTCGGCTTTAAGTACACGTTCATGTTCTTCACGCATCTTCTCGGTACGTTTCTGGATCACTTCGTTTACTTTGCCGTCTGCGATTAGTTTGGCTTCTTCATCCTGGTCAAGTTGAGCAAAAACCTTCTTAACAATTTCAGGGTCAATGCCCTCAAATTGTTTTTGAAAATCCTGAAGTTCTCGTTTTGCATTCTTAGCAGCATCACGCTCACTCTGAAGTGCAGATTTCAAACCTTTTGGATCTTCGTAACCTTCTAGGTCAAGGCGAAACTTCCCGTTTTCCTCAACATATAAAGCGCGGTGCTCTTCTTTAATGGCATCAAGCGAATCAACAATAAATGGCAATGACATGTTCAAACCTCTCGTTTGATTGGGGGTAAAGCCTTATCTCAAGGCATTAAAAAAGCGCCCCTTAGGACGCTGTAACTCGAATGAAGAACTTATAAATTTGTTGCAAATAATCGGTAACCTTCTAGTTCCCACAGTTTATTTTCTGCGTACTTTTCCGCATTACCTCGAGCCATACGCTCACCAATTTCAGAATCAAAGTTTTCAGCGTTTACACATGCACTAAAACCCGTTGCAAGAAAAAATTTGCCATCTAAAAATGCATGAACAAAAGTAGATGTCGTGCCTCCAGGGCGCTGCTCAACCGTATATGTCACACGCTCCATCAATGCATCAATTTGTGCTTTCGTTACTCGAGGTGCTAAGGCTTTTTCAGCTAATTCTTGCTCTGTCACAACATTGGTCATTTTCATACTCACAAAAAAAGCACCTTTAGGTGCTAGTTAAATTGATTTCACGCTCAAAACATCAAATAAAATTAAAGGCTATAAATCAGTTCAATAAGCTTATTATGGGTTGCTTCCTGTACTTTGTTATTTAATCGAGGAGCTTTTAATAGTGAGGTCAATACTTCAATAGAATGAAGATTTGCATGATGAATGTCGTAAGTATTAACAGCTGCACCTGTGACAGTTACACTGGATTCCAGATTTTCAATTTTTGGTGATTCAACTGCTTTAAGAGACGAATCATCTAAATTCTGGCCAACCTCAACCGCCTCACCTTCAATCACTTGTGGCTCTGAAGGTGGTTCAATAATTTCAAAACCTAGTTGTTTTAAGTTTTCAATGGCAGCCGTAAGCGCAAACGGATTGTAATCACCAACTGTTGAGCCTTCAGGTATCAAATACTCGCCGTTTACTTGCACTCCAGAGTGAAGTTTTAAGATGCATATAATGCGTTTAGGTAGTGCTTCTGGTGATGCTTGGTCCACGTTGAAATATTCAACATTTTGCACTAGCTCTTGAAGTGTTTGCGGTTGCTTTGTCATGATGACCTCACATAAAAAAAGCACCCGAAGGTGCTATGGTTAAAATAAATTGATTACTTTGTTTTCCCGAGTTCTTTCTTACAAACGGGACAAGTTATAACTAAATTAATTTCATTTCGGTGGTTAAAAATGCGGGCTTCACTTTCTTTAAACTCCAAGTCAGATTTGCAATTGTGACAAGTAATCTCATGAATAGTGTCCTCAGGCAATTTACCTGTCTTAATCACCTTTACCATTATTTTTCCTCTTTGTTCCTAGGTTCATCGCTTACTAAGCGAACACCATTAAGACCATAAGCTTCGAAAGTTACTGTTATTGTGGCTGGTCCATCACTAGCATTACTGTTCATCTGTACTGCTTTTTGCCCAGCTAATGGCAATCCAGATTCTTCATCACAAATAATTAAGTAACCTTTCAAAGTTAGATGTCGTTTAAGCACCAGGTGCTTAACTTTTGATTCACTCATATGCCCAACCTCTTAAAAATTTGTTCATCCAACTTCCGAAGTTGGTCAAGTGTGTAAAGTCGCCCATCTGGATCGAAAAACTTATCAAAATCAAATTTTCCTTCCTTAAAGAGCTTATAACGCTTTGGCCCTAACCATTCTTTTTGAAAGAAATCGTCAGTCTTTCCGAAAAACTCTTTAAATGTTGTATTTGCATCCAGTTGGCCGATGAGTTGGCTTCGCTCGTCCTTTGGAATGTCCTTAACTCTCCGCTCATCCATGACAAATGGACGCTCACCTATAAGTTTTCCGTCTTTTTCTACTGGTACTAGAATACTTCGGCAATTTGGATGCAACGGCGGCACTCTTTTGGCTGGATCATCAATTTTCCAAACGGTACCATCCAGTGATGCGCAAAGTTTTGATGTTCTACCATCCAGCGTTGCAACCAGTTTTACGTACTCAAAACCTAGCTGCTTAAATGAGTCTAAGTAAGTTTGATTAGCAACATGGCTTCTAAGAGTTCTTACTGTTCGCTCAATATCAGACTTAGTGCTAGTTAGGATTCCATCTTCATAATTGAGGCGTTTAGTTCCACCAATACGCTGTACAATTTGCTGATTCGTTTTACCTGAATTAATCCCATCCCGAATCGCATATTCAACCTTTTGACGAGCATTTTCAGCCAACTTTGTTAAAAGGTCGTCGACCAAGGCACCGCCTACTAATGGAACTTTTTTAGCTGCCTTATAAAGCTTTTCACCATTTGGTTTTTTAATCTTTCCGCCGTATAGCTTCGCCGTGTAATTAGCCTCATATACCGTTAATGCTGTAGCTGACACGGCGAATACTTCAGGTAATGAAGTATTAATTGCCGTAAACCACTGAGAGATTAGATCCCGAATCTCTTTGAGGTTTGTAGTTGTATATTGGCCACTAGTAAGGGCCACCTTTTCAAGATCATTCAACTCTTCTAACAAATCTCTAAGTTTTGCCAGCATCAATGCCGACTCATCATTAAAGATTTTTAATAATTCATTAACGGATTGAGAAGAAGCTCGATATAAATACGCCTGGTGTTGTGTAAGTACCTCAATAAGCGATTTTTCGGTATCTGAAGCCATTTAACACCTCATAGCGGAGCGCCATCACGCTCACCTTCAATCCGCTTCAATTCTTCCTGATAATCATGACCAGGTAATTTACCTGTAGCGATATATTCCCAATACGTCTGGAATGAATTTTTTCCAGAAATAGCACCTTCATAAAGCTGCTTTGCAAGGTTGATATCGTATTGCTGAACAATAAACTCAGGCTCAACAGTAAACGCATATTTAGAAGGATTTAGCTTTAACCACTGAGCTGCATATTTAATTGCTTGCTCAATTGCTGCAGCTGCACACATCACAATGCTATGTAAGCTTGCATGCTGGTCATCCTGACGTGCACGGCGTGCTTCTCCAGATTCTTGTGTATTGGTATCAATAACCTTTGCACCAGCCTCAAGAGCTGCATTCTTTTGTGCATCCATTTCTTTTTTGGTTAGCTCAATCCCATTACCTGAAATTTCCAAATAACCGCATTGCGCTTCACCAGGAAGATCCCAAACAGCCATAACACCAGTAACACTAATATCAGCACCATCATCAAGACCATTAATCCAAGGCTGAGGATGTGCTGTGTGATGAAGTGACTGGAAATAATCAGCGCTAAGCTGGTAATACTTCAAAGCAGCTTTGGCCATAGTGAGAAGCGGTACCGTTCCAACATGCGCTGAATTATCTGTAGTGCCACAAAAAACAAATGGCGTAAAAGAAAGCATGTTTTTACCAAGATCTGGTGTTTTATCTTCTACAGCAGATCCATCAAACAAACGTACAGTTAAGGCACCATTATCCATAGACAAAACACGATGTACTGTCCTGGTATCATGCCCAAACTCATCCTCACTATTATCAAACTGCTCCTCCAGCACTAAAAGTTTCAAATCCTTTCGACCATCAATACTGTTTTCCTTCCAGTTAATAATGGATAAAGCGTCATAAAGTGCAAAATAAGGCACTCCATTAGCATCTACATCAACAAGCAAGCCACAACGGCCATATTCAAGTAACTCTAGACAAATACGAATAAAAAGCTGTTTTAAGCCAAATCCATCATTTGTGGCATTATCGATCAGCCCTTTAAGCAAAGAACTTTCAATCACAATATTGGGCTCAAGCTTTGAGACTAGACCGATCATCGTGCGCAATGAATCCTGAACCCATAATGGATACTGAGCGCGACTGAGATAAGCTTTATAAATCGCTCCAGCCGTATCACCCTGCTTTTCAGCTTCGATCATCCCTGCCGATTTAGAAAGATACTTAGTTTGTGCTTGTTTGATTTCCTCTTCACCAGCAACGGCATCGCGCATAATCAACCAGGCTTTTTGCGCAGCAATATACTGCGGATGTTTATCAGTAACTGCCATAAAAAAACACCAAAAAAAAGCACCTAAAAAGGTGCATTGTTTAATGAGAATAACCAGCGATCGTGCGCCGTTTAAATACTTTCTGAATGATAATTGGGAACCGCTTAGCTATTGGATAACCACCAGCATCACCCACATGATCCAAGCCAGCACTTTTATCTGGCATTCCAAAATCGTCATAGACTTGCTGCTCTAAAGTAGCCGTAAAGTTAGGACACTTATTTGTGTTCACTTTTAGATGTCGTTCACCGTCAGCGTTTAGGATTTGTGCATTCACTGCATTTATTCGATCTTTAATGCTTGGGTTTACACCGTTCACTTCAACCTTAAAACCATTTTTCTTTAAGATCGCATGATCAGATTCACTAAAGTTCTTTGATGAGGTCGCTTGACCTGAAGCATCTGGTACCACAGTAATATCATGAAAAGGAAAACGCTCTATAATCAACTGACACATGGTCGGTGTATCTCTCACCCCGACCAATTCATCCAAGGCCCTTGGTTTACCTTCTCTAATGACATAAACCACAGCAGCCATCTTAAGTACGTTAAAGTCCATCCCAATGAGTAAAGGCTCGCCCTGCTTGATTTCTTCATCTGTGTGATTTTTAACTCGGTCAAAGTCTGGGTAAACAGCACCACTTGTTAAATTGACAAATTGCCCTTTTAAGTAAGCTGAAATCAATTGTGGTGGATAAGACTCATAAAGCGATGAAATATAATCATCTGGCAAATTGGCTTCGTTGTCATAAGTTGAAGCCTGGATCATTCCATAAAGCTTTCGCTTAGCTGGTGTTTTATTTGCCTCTTTTACAAACTGCTCATAAGTGAATTTAAACCCTTCAGGTGTTGTGGCCACATCAATACCATTGAGCAAACCAGCTTGCTTATAACGCATACGCGCAATGATCTTTCGCCAAGCTTGTTGTGCTTTAAGCTTAGCCATGACATCAAGTTCATCAATCAAGCCACGACCAATTTTAAAACCGACAATTGAGTCTGGAATATCCATCGATCGACAAATAATAGTAGTGCGATACTGGCGACCATAATAAATATCGACTTCTTTATTTGACTGATAAACTTTTGTTTTTAAACCCCAGTCAAATGCTACTTCATCAATTGTAGGGTAAAAGATATCTCTGATCTGTGCGTAAGTTGGCGCAAAATAACCTAATGGTACTTTAGGGAACTCCCATGAAGTATTACAAAGGCTTGCACTACCAACCCAAGTTTTTCCAGAACCAAATCCCGCTACAAATGCACGGAATTTATTTTCCATCTGTAAAAAATTAGCCTGAGGTACATTCAGCGTCGGATTGATGTTCGGCATCTTTTTTACTCGCATCTACAACTTGAATGGTCACCTTGACTGGTGTTGGATCATCGTCCCGTTCGCCTTCTCTGATCTTCTCAATCTCAAGTTGTTTCAACTCAACATTTAAAAGCATCAGGTCATGGCCTTGCATTTCTTCCCGAACCTGTTTAATTACCCCCTGCTTCATCAGCCTGTTATTTTTCCAGCCCTCATAAATATTCTGAAGCTCTCTTAAACGATAGGCTTTATTGGCCAGGGGAATGTCATAAACATTCTTTTGGAAATCTGCCCTGGTCTTATTAAACAAAGTAATAAGTTTCTTACTTAAGTTCTTCCCCGTTGCCTTTGTGGGGTCATACGCCTCACATTGTCTTCGGTCAATTTCTATACCAAATCTTTGTTTGACAGCATCCGCTACTTGTTGAGGGGTATCAAAGCAGGCAAGAGACTGAACTATAAAGATTTTCACAGGCTCTTTAAGCGCCGCCATACTCCCCCCTTCGTCCAACTACGTCCAACAAGATAGGCAAAAAAAAGAGCCACCAGGCTCAGTTGATTACACAATTTCCGCAGCATCTTGAAATATCTAAATCTGAAACAAACGGCGGATTCTTCGCAGCCTCAACAAGACGTTTTACACTCTTACTTGGTCCCCACCTTTTGACAACACCAATAAACTCTTCAACGTCATGCCCAGCCAAATAGTGCTTAGGTAATCCAGTGGAACTACTGAAGAGCATTTCGCCATCTTCATCGCGTTCAACACCTATGTGGTAAAGTTCATGCTCAATCAAAGCACAAAACTCGCTATCGTTTGCCTTATCGCAAAACCCGCCATCAATCGTAATTAAATAGGTCGGCACAAAACCGAACCAATCCACCATTTGTTGTTCTTGTCTTGCTTTACGCCAGCCACCAACGTTAAACATAACTTTCTCACATTGCCCTAACACCATAGCTTGTTTACTTTTATAAGCTGAAGAAGCCCAAGCAAATGCTAAAAACTCATCTTGATCATGAAGTATTTCCGCAATGTGGTCATGGTCAGGGTTGTGAAGTGGTCCACCCAATGTAAGAAAGTTTGCTTTAACCCACTCCATTAATTCTGGTGCAGGGATTAAACGGATAGCTTTCTCATTTTCCGATTGATCAAGAAAGTCCGTTGGAGGGAATGGTCTGATCTCCATTAAATATTTGCCTCTTTAAATTTTCGAGCCACTGGCTGGCAAAGTGAGCTTGTATCTGTAATGGTCCAGATTCATTGATTTTGAATCTAGCTGCAGATTCCAATCGAACAATCGTATACCCCATAACATGAGCAGTATCTTCACGATCCAAATCATAAGAAATTTGTTTTCTTTTTCTTCCTGCTGACCAAGGGCCGCCAGCAATTTCCACTAAAATTTTGTACTCAATTAAATGAAAATCAAATCGCCAATGCTTTGTTGTTTTAAACTGAAAATTCTTTTCATATTTGATATCCAAAATATCTAAAGCCTTTGTAAATTCTTCTTCTGCTTTTAAATATTTCTCGGTGGCTTTAGGTAATGGACGGCTTTTGGGTTTTGTTTTAATCTCCCTTTTTCTTGTTAGGCCAAAATAGTCTTTAATTTCCATATAAAGCAGTCCGTAAATTTTTAACTTGCCCCTTTAATCGAACAATTATCCTATCTATAACGAGCATCTCATCACGAGTTAGACCTGTACGCGATAAATTTTGATAACGCTCCAATTCTAAGGAAAATTTATCAAGATTCTTTTTACCTTCATTTTTGTCCATAATCACCCCAAGAAATGCCAAGACATCCAGATTATTGCGACACATAATGTTAGCCAGATGCCGACTTTTACACCCTTGATAAGCTTTGATTCCTTAAGGCCTTCTATTGGTTCAAGAGTTAATTCATCATGAGCATTATTCCACTCATAAATGTCTTTCTTCTCTTTTGGAGTCATATAGACCTGAGCTTGCTTTTGAGTATGGGCTTTAGCATTCAAACGCTTTGCTTTCTTTTGTTTTCGATTCATTGGTGAACAATCCTTAAAAATAATTACCCAACAAAGTCTTTCAATATTTCAAGCAACTTTTTGGCTGCATCTTTGCTAATCACAATGTCTGAATCTTTTTGATAAAGAATTACTGTGCTTTCTTCCACCTCAACTTCTAAACTGAAGTACTTCTCTTGTTTGATTTCGATACTCATTTTTGAATCCTTTATAAAAGAAAACCCCACACTAGGCGGGGTTGTATTGGTTCAATTCAACTTAATTATTTTGACTTTCCAGATGAGTATCTAATGCTTTTTCAAGATTAGGGATTTCACTTCCATCTAGCTTGCCAAGATAACCTTTTATGTAAATCAAATATCTTGTGTCATTTCTATCCAAATGGTGATAGTAAATAGAATTTTCACTAACCTTTCCTGAAGCTAAATCCACACCACTATCATTGATAGAATTTGGATATGATGGAGTTATACCATCATCATTAAATTGCAGTTTAAGTGAACCATCAAATTGTCGTGTTGTTTCTAACCGAACTAATTTCATACAACCTATACCATTATCAAATTAGCTAAATAATGAAGCTATTTCATTCAGTTTGCAACAACAAAATTTAACGTAAGCTATTGTATTCTCAATAGTAAATTATATTCACTCAATCTTACAAGAATAAAATAAAAGCCCCTCCAATAACCATTTTTTAGAGGGGCCGTTTGTGCCGCAATAACTACGGCAAACTTACAAACCAAATTATGAAACTAGTAATTCATAATTATTAGTTCTTTGCTTTTCTTACTCTTAGCAGCCAAATCACGGCCAACAGAGTAATTAATTGAAGTAACAGCAAAATTAAAACCTTTAAAGATCTCCCGAATCTTTTCATGATCATTAATTGAAAGCATTACCTTCCCTTTGCAATTCTTCATTTTTTCAGAAAGCAATTCATATTGGTCAATTGGAAAATCTATTCCATACCCAGCCGTATCCAAATAAGGAGGATCTGCATAAAAGAATGTATGTTCCCGGTCATACTTATCAAAGCAAACATCCCAGGATAAATTTTCAATATAGACCCCATTCAACCGCAAATGTGCTGCACTTAAATATTCTTCAATTCGTAAAAGATTTAAAGAACGGCCAGTTGTGGCATAACCAAAAGTTTGACCAGAAACCTTCCCACCGAATGCATGCTGCTGAAGATAATAAAATCTTGCTGCACGCTGAATATCTGTAAGAGTTTCTGGAACCTTTAATTTTTCCCATTCAAAAATCTGGCGACTTGATATACACCACTTGAATTGTCTTACAAACTCTTCTAAATGGTTTTGAACAACTCGATAAAGGTTTACGAGCTCACCATTCAGATCATTTATTACTTCAGTTCTTGCTGGTTCTTCCCTTAAGAAAAATAATGCTGCTCCACCACAAAATAATTCCACATAACACGAATGCTCTGGGAATTTACTCAACAAATCCTTAGCTAAACGGGTTTTACCACCTTGCCATGGAATTATTGGTTTTGATTTCATAAAAATTTTCCTGTGCAAAAGCAATTGATTCTGATAGCCTTCGCAAATCGTGTGCACGATAGCTGGGCTTGGCTTTTGGCAGGCTACATCTGTCAGGAGGTCGAAGTGCTGTTACCGCAGTACTTCGTCCCCAGTTTTACTCGATATAAAAAAACTCGGTCTCCATTTGGGACCGAGTTTTTTTTGGCAATAAAAAAGCCCACCTATTTAGATGAGCTCTTAAATTGATTTTGGTCTAATTTATACTACGACCAATTTAATAAAACTATACCTTAGTTAGCGCAAAAGTGGAAACTAATTTCTTACCTCATTTAAAGTTTCTTCCTTGTAACGTTTAGCAATTTTAGTAGCTTTTTTAATTTCTTCTTCTAATGCAGCTACCATTAACTTTTCATACCGTTTCCAAGTTTGACGATAAACCTCGGGATTCATCTGATAACTTCTAATACCAGCATAAACTAAACGCCCAGGATCTTTATGCCCATTTTCTAATTCAGGATCTAAAGCATAGTCAATAACAATACGAGCAATTAACCAGGCTAAATGATAAATCGCAATTCCTTCCGGCTCTCTTCTTTTATCCTTTTTGGCTCCATCCATCATGATTTTCGCCAGGTGATTCCTAACGTACTCATAATCCTGTTGTGACTTACCCTCGGTCATAATGACCATTGCAACTGATTTTGTAAGTTGATCACCCATAGCTGCTACCACCCCTAATTTATCTTGAAAGTCTATTGACCTCCCGTCTGTACATCTAACATTCGCAGCGCCATAAGATGGTGACTTCAAGCTTGCTCCACTTACGAACCATTCAAAAATTTGAAATCTTGACCAATCCATTACAACTGTAGACTGCATATTCACCACCTTATTCAATACGTTAATTATTCAAATGCTTTTGGAACTCACTAAAAAGTAGTTCCTCGATTGGTTCATCTACACTTAATTCATGATCAAGTGACCAAGGATTTATATAAACCTTATCCCCGCACATAACGGCGAGCTTTCCCTTAAACTGACAACCAGAAAAATCACCACTGTATTTGCGTGCATAAAGCACAGCTAAAGCATCAAATTCATCTGTAGTTAAGAATGCATCCATATTTATTTTTAATATGAAAAACTTCTTATCTACAGTCCAACCTACCGTTTCAATATCGGTCATAAACCCTCCTCAAACCTCTCTAACATCAATGCCGTGTACAGTTTTCATCAAATGCTTTTTATTGCGGTAACTCGGCAATTTACGTGTTGCAAGTGATTTAACGTCCTCAACAATGAATTCGCCATTAATGAGGTAGTAAGTAAAATCAGCAAAATATCTAAGTGCTGGTTTAGCTCGTTTCTCCCCTTCTAATTTTGTCTTCGGTGCCAATTCAAATTTTGTGTGATGCTGCAATTCTTTAATTTCACCTCGTTGTTGTAGAGCCTTTAGCTCGATATACCGTTTGTATTCTTTAGTACTGTCAAAAGTCATTCCATCCAATTTAATTTTCGAAGCATTAAACTTGTTTCGACCCTTTTTCTTTTGAACTTTCGGGCATGTAAGGCGGTAATCAGCAAGGCTCATTGATGTCATGGAGCCCCCTGCAATGTGCCTTTGAATCCTACTTGCTTAAGATATGGTTCCCATTGTTTGGCTTGAGTTGGATCACTAAGTTTTACGGCGATACGTGCTGCAAGTTGATCATAGCTTTCCCCTGCAGCAGCAAACTGGCTTGCGAACTCAGGATGTTGTGAGAGTTTTTGAGCGAAGATATGAACCTGTTTGTCGCTAAGTTGATATGACTCCCCCTGCGAGACTCGAACCGTTGTTGTATTGTTTTGATTTCTAGCTTGCTCACGAGCTTGGTATTTGCCACATGCATTGATTAACCAGTCTGCAAAGTGGTAATGCATGAGTTCATCACAAAGATTCTTCTCAGCGTTGTAGAGTTCAAAAGCACGTAACTCTCGATCGAACCAAGTCGCGTTTTTGATCTGCTCGTAAGTTTCCTGATCAGTTGCCAAAAGAATTTCTTCACGAAGTTTTTTCAAACTCAACCATGTTTTTTTATTTTTAGATTCATCTGATAGATTCCTTGATAGGTTCTGTGTCCCAATATTGGTACTGGTCTCGGTACCGTTTTTGGGACTGGTTGCGGTCCCAATATTGGTACTAGTACCGTTTTTGGAACCAGTACCGAAATTGGAACTAGTTCCGTTATTGGTACTAGTCCCATTTTTGGGACTAGTTACACTATCCTCTTCACGGCCCATCACGCCAATTAACTGGTAAACCTTCACGCCATTACCTGTGATTTCACCTGTAAATTTAATAAAAGAACCAGCTTCTAGTTCATCTAAAACTTTAATAATCGTTTTACGGTTAAGAAGCGTGTCTTTGACCATGCGTTTAATGCTTGGGTAGCACTTGTGAGACTCTCCCGCTCTATCAGCCAATGCTAATAAAACAAGTCTTTGACTTGAGGTTTTAACCTCGGCTTTGAAGGCCCAAATGGATGCGTCTAGGCTCATTGTTCCTCCTCTTCAATAATTTGAATAAAGCTACCCAAATATCGAATTTTCTTAGCTCTATAGAGATTCGAAATAATCACTCCGGCGTGATAAAGCGGCATTCTGTGCTCTTGTGAAAGTGCCCACATGAATTCATCACGCTTTACTGCAGCATTATTTTCATCTCGATTAATACGGCGAAGGTTTTCCTTTCTCTTTTGAAGCAATTGATTCAGTGTATAAAGAGCCGGCTCAAACCAGCTCTGGATTATTTGCTGTTGATTTGATAGATTATTTGTGTTCATTTGATTCACCTCAATTGAATGCCTAGAAGCCTGATTTCCGAGATCAGGCTTTTTTAATATCCAAGCTTTTCTTTTTGACCACTGATTTCGTCATGAAATAAGTCATCCACCGTTTCTATACGGTTCATCCAGCTTTTAGACATAACTAAAAGTGCAGCAACACGTTCTTTATCAATGCTCTGATAATCTTTAGGAACGACTTTTAAACCAAGTAAACTCAATAGCTCGCAAAACATTTCAATTTCATTCAAGCCATTGTTTTTCTTATCCGTTTTAAGCCGAGTAATAGTGCTTGGATCAACTTTTAATTGTTCAGCAATCTCTTTTTGATTGCTTATATCAAGACCATGCAATATGCGGGATACTCCATTTCTCGCGCTTGCAGATATATCAACTGATAATTTGCTCATGGTTAGGTCCTAAGCATTTGAAGTAGTTCGTTTGATTGGTTCTTTGCCATTTGCCAAATCTCTGATTTGGTATTCGCGAGCTAAAGGAATCTTTTCATTTGGCCACTGGTAAACAGCAGGTGGCTCAATTCCTAATAACTTTGCTAAGCCAACACCATTGACACCAAGCAACTCATAAGCTTCCTGTTTGGTCATTTGTGCAACCTCAAAAATAAGATTTCTTAGTATTAAAACAAAGATAACTTATTTTTGCAAGATGTAAGATAACTTATATGAAGAATCTAGAAACTATGGGTCAGCGTATTCGCGCCTTACGAAGAGAAAAGAAATTAACCCAAGGCGAGTTGGCAAAAATCGCCGGAGTTAGTGCGCCCAATGTCACTGGTTGGGAGAAAGATGCTTATGCTCCTAAAGCAGACCCATTAAGCAAAATGGCCGCTTATTTCGGAGTGTCGACTTCATATATAACTAATGGAGATGAAAGCGGCCCTAAGTTGGATAGCACTGTTACACAATTGAAAGTTCTGGATATCGAAGCTTTTAAGAAAAAATACAATATTCCCGATAGCGAAGATGCTGTTAAATTTCTTGAAACACCTGTTAAATCATTCCCCACCCAAAAAAGATATGTTCCTGTTAAGGCTTACTCCAAGATGGGCATGGATGGCTATTTCACAGATATGGGTTATGAAGGCAATGCTGGAGATGGGTATGTTCCAACTCACTCAGCAGGACCAAGAGCCTATGGCATTAAAGGCACTGGCGACTCAATGTTTCCAGCAATTCGTAATGGCTGGTATGTGGTTTGTGATCCAGATGCGGAACTCGTGCCGAATGAGTTTGTTCAGGTATGCTTGAAGGATGGAAGATGCACAATTAAAGAATTTGTTGGCATAAATGGCGGGGTTTTAAGCTTGCTTTCTGTGAATGGTGGTGAGCGATTTTTCTTTGAAATGGATGAGGTAGAAAGCATTACAGCTATTACTGACATCGTACCACCAAGTCAGCACAGACAAGAACATCCTTATTCGCATTAATCACAGGAAGACTTATGGATAGCTCTAAACTACCAATCAACCAGATTATTGCTCGCATCAATGATGCTGCGAAACATGGTGAAGCTTTGGTGCTAACAGCCGAAGAAGTGAAGATTCTTTCTAAAGATATTGGCGACAAAGTCTTTATTCCTGTGCTTACTAATGAACAAGTAGTGCAGTTGGTAAAAGAAGGAAAGCTTGGGCAAAAGATTAATAAAACCAAAGATTAATAAACTGTGAACCCGACACAGTCATTGGATAAGGTGAAGGCAGACATTACGCTGCTTTGTGGGGTTTTGGATTGGGAATTAATTGGGCTAAATTCAGCAAATGCTAAAATAAATCTAGTATAATGCTAGGTATCTACAAGAGGCTTTTAAAGACTGATGGTTATTGAATTGGTTAAACACTCACCAAATGCGCTAAGGCGCTATATGACTGACATGAATGTGTCAGCGAGTGCACTCGCCAATTTAACTAAGATATCTCAAAGCAAAATTAATAAGGCCTTGGATGAAGTTGAAGTATTTAAGCTGAGCCAATTAGAAACTATTTCAAAAGTTTTATTTGTGCCAACAGTGTATCTAACAACTGATAATTTTATCTATGAGCGTAATACGCCTGAAATAATAGAATTTAGAAATCATATAGATATCCCAGAAGATAGATATAAAGAAAATGCTTTAGTGCAGGAATTTTGCCAAGTTAGAGATAACTTTATATCTATATTAAGTTCTCTGAATGAAGAGCCTAAAGCTTTCGATTTGAAGCTTAGCGGAACTAATGCAGAAGAAGATGCTCAAGCAATAATTGACTATTTTGGTTTTTACACACACAGCAAAAAAATCAAGAATTCAGATGATTACTTTAATGCTTGGAGAGACATTGTAGAGCTCATGGATGTAGTAGTTATAGATAGAGGGCGTGATAAATTTGGCTCGGATGGTATGTGTTTGTATTTTGATGCGGTACCCATTATTGCCATTTTTAGCTCAGGACAATCTCAATCTAGAAAGCTATTTACTTTAGTTCATGAAATTGTCCATTTGGGATTAGGTAGTAGTGTCTTTGATGGGCGATTACTAGAATCTGACAATAGTCTTGAAAAATATTGTGATCAAGTTACAGGGTATGTTTTAGCCCCAAAAAATATTGTGGCTGATTGCTTTAATGAAAATTTAACCATCGAAGAGAATGTTATTCTTATTCGAAAACAAACAAAAGCAAGCAAGGCAGCTATTGCCATTCAGTTAAAAATACTTGGATTAATAAATCAAGATCAGCTTGCTGATTATTTAGATTACATCAAACCCAAAGAAAATGGTGGGGGGTTCGGTTCTAAGAAGGAAAATATGGTCTTAAAGTATTTTGGCTACAACTTTGTTGAAAAAGTTATGAGTGCAATGTGGCAAGAGCGCATATCATCCAATACCGCCAAAAATATTCTTGGATTCCATAAGACATCAAAACCGTCAGCCTTTAAAGAATTACAGCAAAAGGTCTTCTAATAATGATTAAAATTAGCTTAGATACAAATGCTGTATTAGACTTTTGTTACAGAAATTATCCAGAACAAATATTTAAGGAAATATGGAGTTCTTTAGAAAGCTCCAGACTAGCCAACCAAGTTAAGTTTTATATGTGTGAAGCTGTTTTGCATGAAATTGAACAAAAGATTGCAGACTATGAGTATGATGAATCAATATTTCATGCCTTTCTTGATCGTTTCTGCGTTCATCAAATCAAGCCAAATGAACACGGAGCATCAATCCTTGGTTTAAAACAAGAGTTATTAAAATATAATGCATCAAAAAATTCACACCACGTAACAAAAGATAATTACGCTGATCTTGATGTTGTTAGTTTGGCTCATCATTATGGTTCAGATGCTTGTGTTATAACGTGCGAGCAAAGAAATCCTTTTTTAAACTGGGATGCTAAATCACAAGGCCACAACATGAAAGTTCCCAATATTTGTGAAAAACTAAATATTGAATGTGGTAACTGGTCTTATTTATTTTCAAAACTTGGATTTTTGTTTTAATTATTTTTATATTTCCCCCATCCAACCCACCCCGTGTGGGTTTTCTTTTGTCTATTAAAGCATAAAAGTAAGCTTTCTTAAATTAAAATAAGATTTCTTATTGACAATAAAACTAAGTTTTCTTATATTTATCTCGTAGACATCAAAAAAGCACACCGCCCCTCCCCAGGTCCGATGTGCTTTTGCAAACTGCGAGATCAATTATGAACGTAAATGCAATACCATTCAACCATATTAAAGTTACGGGTGTTACAGCACTTGTTTTAATTGCTGGCTTATCTTCTTGTGAATATAAAGCAGCTAACTCTAGCATCCCCTTCAATTACTCATACGAAAGTAAACAAGTAATTGCATCTGAATATGAACTTCTAGCTGCTAAGAAAACAGGTGAGCACTCAGGCGAAGGCGTAATTCGCATTGATGGCTTTAAGTTAAATGTCACTTTTGATTTTGAAGGTGTTCCCGACAGTTACGGCGTAGCAGGATCAGACTTTATTGCTGCTGAAATAACTAACCTAGCTATTGAGTCAGTAACAGACCTACGCGGCAACCCTTGGAATGACTTCACCAATCGTGATGACCATAAAAATATAAATATTTTATTGGTTGGCTACATCGATCGTAATAAATGGTTGGAGGCTTAATTATGGCTAATTCAACTCTAAATCTATCAGAACGCCAACAAGTAGTTTTGCAAACTGTTATCGAGATTAATAAAAAAGGCCATCAGCCTTTTGCTTGGCAAGTTGCTGCATGCATGGTGGTTAAAGGTCACCAAATTACCGAAAAACAATGTGCCTATGATCTAGGTGTAATTATTCGAACTAAGGGTACAGGTGTTTTTTCAGCAAAGTTTGATAGCAATCCTAAAGTTTGGATTTATGAAGAACCTAAGGGAGCTGCTTAATTATGAATGCTCATTGCAAACCACATCCAGACGGCATTAAAGCCTATATCGGTCATGACCGCTTAACAGGTCTCTACTCTGTACGTGTCGGCTGGACTGTTTATGCAGCTAATGCAAACTGCAGTGTGCTGTACACCGTAAAAGGTGACATGAAGACACCTTTAAACGTGGAAGAGTTTAAGGCGAAGCGCCCCAAAGTTCTTGCTTCTCTAATGCGAGAAATTGATTTTCAGCGTAGAAAGCAGCTCGCAATAAAGCTACGCGAAACAAACATCCCATCAAATGACCGTAAAAACTATAAGCGTTCACGCGGCTTCACGGGCTCAAGATAAGGATAAGAAATATGGCACTTGCAAATATTGTTCATGCAAATGAACCGATCCATGTAGAAACAATTGTCGCTTACTACTATGCAGATCCAGACATTGGTAAATCTTCTTTAGCTTTTACTGCAAAAGACACCATTTTGTTTGACTTTGATAAAGGTGTTCACCGTGTAGGAGCTTTACGTCGCGGCACGGCTGTACAAGTACAAAAATGGACTGATGTATCTAACGTAACTGAAGAGGATCTTAAACCTTATAAAACTGTTGCTTTCGATACTGTAGGCACCATGCTTGATTGCGTCAAAATCTATTATCAAGGCATTCAAGGAAATACCCAGAGAGATGGAAACCTGACTTTAAAAGCCCAAGGTTATGCTGGTAATGATTTTATTGGATTAATTAATCGTATTCGTAGTTATGGCAAACACATCATTTTTATTGGTCATGCTGAAGAACAGCGTAACGATGATTTGTTAATCCACCGCCCTTCTATGAGTGGTAAAAATCGTGATGTGCTTTACCGTATATCAGACATCATGGCCTATCTAACTTATGAAAAAGCTTCTGATGGGCAAATTGTACGTGTTCTAAAGTTCAAAGCTTCAAACTCGCATCATGCCAAAAATTCAGGAAATCTTGGTGCTGAAACAGGTGGAAATATAGTTTTACCGGATCTTTACCAAGCCCCTACATTTTTCGGTGATTTGATCGAGCAAGCAAAAAATCATCTCAACACCATGACCCCTGCTCAACTGCAAACGATGAAGGCAATTGAAGAGCGAGATCAATTCTTTTCCGAATGCGATCAAAATAACTATGTTTTTGAGCTAAATACATTAATTGAACAGCTCGACAAAAACCATCCTCACTATAAAGAAATGCGTAAGCACTTCATTAATAGAGTTAAAAGCTTGGGCTTTGTATTTGACCCTGAGAAAAACAAATACATGGATCCTAATTCTATTCCAGTGGATTTAATCACCGAAACTGATCGTGATGAATTACAGATACTTATTGATACATGTGGTTTAGACGTTAAGTCTGTCTGTGAATATTTTGGAATAGATGCGCTCACTCAAATAGAAGCTGCAAAGCTAGAAAACGTTAAACAAGAAATTGAACAACTTGCAAAACAGGAAATCTCTGCATGAGTGCAATCATTTTAGATACTGAAACTAACACTTTAAATGGCTATCCAATTGAGATAGCCCATGTACCAACTTACTTTGAAAATGGTGTGTTGGTTGTAAATAAAGATGCATGTTTTGACGAGTACTTTTCTTGTCCAGATAAAATTGAATTTGGCGCTATGGCGGTTCATCACATCCTTGAAAGTGATATTGCCGACAAACCAAGTTATGAAACTTTCCGTGTACCTGAATGTGAATACATCATTGGCCACAATATTGACTATGATCTTCAAGCTATTCGATTAGCACATAAAGATTTTAAAGCCAAAGCAATTTGCACTCTTGCTTTAGCTCGTATGGTCTGGCCAGAAGAAGCTCACAATATTTCAGCATTAGTTTACATGTTGACCAAAGGAAGTGAAAAAGCACGTCAAAGCATTCGCAATGCACACAATGCAAAGCAAGACGTATTTTTAACGGGCTTTGTTCTAACCCATATTTGCAAAAATCTCGGCATTAAAGATATGCAATCACTTTACCTTGCATCTGAGCATGCACGGGTGCCGAAGGTTATGCCTTTCGGAAAGCACAAAGGCACAAAAATTAAAGATCTTCCGGCTGATTATGTTGTCTGGTTACTTAGACAAGATGACATTGATCCATACCTACTTAAAGCATTAAAAGGATAAAAAAATGACTAATTTAATTTCAGCTCAGGCAGCTTTTGAAGCACTTCAAAAAGGTAAAAACATTCTTTGTCGTCCTGCTGGGGATATGTTGGATTTCAATGATTTAGATCAATTCCCAGCAACGGTATTTGCAATGTCAGGTTATGAGTTTTGCATTAAGCCTGAAATGACGGAATTAGCAGGTATCCAATTTACTAAACCTGTATTTCTAAGTGACCTTGAGGTAGAGCAAGAAGTTTTTGTTGTGATGCCCTCGTGCATTCTGCGCACAAAATTTCATCCTGAAAACAAAGATGTTATGACAGCCATTAATCGTGGCTATGGTCAACTGAATTTGGATAGTGCAATTGATCAAGCACGCGCTATAAGCCTAGCTTTGGGTCTGGATTATGTCAGAAGTTCTTTTGATGTGATTCAAGATGGTTTTATAGACAAACCTAAAAAGCGCGGTAAGAAAGAACCATGTGTAAAAAAAGAAAAACCAGCTGATTTGGAAACAACCAAAGATATAAGTTTGGCTCTTGATAATGCGGTTGTTATTACAGAACAGTCCTATGTTTCTTCATCCGAAGACTTCTTAGTTCAACCTGTTGATGAACCTAACATAAAGCCAGAGGTTAATGCGCAATTTGAAATTTTACTTGATGCGATTCACATTTGCCAATCCGAGAAAGAGCTGGACACTACTTGTGCAAATCTTGAAAAAGAAGGCTTTACACAAGCACAAATTGACAAAATTAATTTGGCTAAGCAAGAACGTTTAACTGAGCTAGATTTTATTGAAATGGATGCAGTTGATACAGCTTGTGAGCAAGTTTTGTCAGTTACAGACACGCAGGAAATTAATGATGTATCTACTACTTTAATGCCTGAAAACTATGAATCTTTAGTTCAAAGCATTCAAAATGCTCATACCCCTGAAGAAGTAAATAGTGTTGTCCGTTACACATCTAAATGGACAGAAGAACAACGCAAGCCACTATTAAATGAAATGCATAAACGCCTATCAGAGTTAAATCAGACTAAACAACAAGATGATGGGCTATCTCCTTTAATCGTCCGCCTTCAATATGCACCAGATTTAAACACCCTCGATGAATTGGAACGCGAAATTCCTTCACGCCATTCAGATGTTCATAAGACATTGTGGAACATGGCCAAAAAACGTCGTGCTGAATTAACTACCCCAGTAACTCCTTCGGCTGAACCTGATTATTTACTGGAGAATTACCCATGAAATACCGGTATTCCACAACCACTCGTACGTTAATTGTTATCGGTAATTTTATGAATCACCACTTCGACAATGTTAATGCTTCTGAGATTGAACAATGTCTGTATGACGTAAAGCTTAAAGAAGGAAGCTGGAGAAAATAATGCGAACAGTAGTAAAACGCAAAAATCTACTAGCTTTCAAAATTTGGTTAGCCCTTCTGGGCTACCAAGTTAAAGATATGGAAGACGGCCGAGGGTTTAATTTCCGCTTTAAAAAGCAATACGGCATGGTTACTAGAGCATTAACTGGAAATGAGCTGGCTAATTCACTTGGTAAAGAATTTGAAGAACATTTGAAGGCTTAAATATGGAAGTAAGAATTAAAACTGTTACTGGAGAAATGGGCCTACCTTCTAATCTTCAGCTCAATGTCGTTTATCACGCAACTCGAATTGATGAGCATCGAATGAAAGTTACTTGTGATGATGGCCAAGTTATTACAACCAGTATTTCTAAATCAGGCTATTTGGGCGATTGGGGTGAATGGGAAATAGTTTCGGAGGATCAAGCGTGATTGATTTAAAAACCAAACAAGCATTTTGGGCAGAACAGCTACCAATTTTTAAAGAAAAATACTGGCTTCCTGATCATTTCGAAGTACTTGAATTTGACATGATTGGCGGTTGTTTTGAAATTGCAGAAGGTGTCAAAACTGATTTTAGTGAAGATGACCTTGTCGATATTTACCATCGCGTAAATAGCGGCTGGGCGATGTGGAAAAAAGCAATTACTTTCATGCAAGAAAAAGCTAAAGCTGAGCCTGTGCCAGAAGTTCCAGTTCTTACTTTTGGATATGGTGACATTGATGTGATGGAAGGCATATACCAAGGTTCATATTCATTGATGCTTGGTAAAAATGGTGGCGGTGTAGTTGGCGGAAATAATCAAGCTAACCGTTTCGCTAAAGATGATGAACTACACGTAGTTTTTAAATTCCACAATGAAAAAAGTATTCGGGTTGTTATAGATCGTCTTTTAACTCTGCATAAGCGGTTATGCAATAAAGAACCTGTTGAGATTAAAGATGCTAATGGTGAGGTAATTCAAACTATTTATGCAAGCGACTCGGGAGCTGAGGGATGAGTGAATTCAATTCTATCAAAGTAAAACTTAAGCTCTCAATTGGCTTTGTTATTGGCAATCAGGAAGAAGAAGTTTTGCTAAGTGACTACATCTCAGAAGATGAGTGGAATGCTCTAGGCTTCTATGAAAAGCAAAAGTTTGTCGAAGAAGAAATCTTAAATGAATGGGCCAATGAATATATAGAGAAATGTGCCGAGGTGTTGGAATGAATGAATTGAATTTTGAAGATCTCTATTTGTTGGCTTTAAAGAATTCACCTAAGCCAAAAACAAGACCAAATTGGGTTCATGTTGAAAAGCATGGACCAGGATCAACAAAAGCTCACGAAATTTGCAAATATTTCGGAATCGATCCAGAAGGAACAATTTTTGAGGCAGAAAATAAGAAGGTCTTAGAGATGAATATAATTTTAACCGAAACAGATTTAGATGTAGCCCTTAATAATGGTGATTCGTACAGAGACATTTTAAATCATGTCTCATTTTTACTTATTGAAAAAGTATTGGTAAAGACCAGAGGCAATAAAACCGAAGCTGCACAAATTCTAGGTATGACTCGAGAGACTCTTAATAAAGCAATTAAGCGCGTGAATGTTAAGAAGGGGGAAGCTTAAATGGGTGCATTGAAATTAAGAAAAGAAGAAAAATTGCAGCAGCTTATTGATTCAGGTGCAAGTTTAGTTAGCACTAATGATGCTGCAACAGTTCTAGGTTATAAGCCCAACACTTTGCGGGTGTGGGCTAGTCGAGGCTGCGGTGATTTAACACCAGTCATGACTAAAAATGGCGCACGTTGGCGGTTAACCGACATCAGAAATCTTGTAGGGGCTTAG